TCAGTCCTCCTGCCATCTCCAGGATGGCCAATAATATCCCTGACCGAAGCGCGCGCCAGCATGAAGCGCGCATGTACGGTCCCGTTCTGTTTCAATGCCTTCAATAAGCACATTCGCAGCAATTTTTGAACAAAGGGTGACCAGCTGTGTCAGCGCCGGCGTTTCACGTAAACGCCAGAAAGCGATCTTATCGATTTTTATTCCGCATAACGGCAGGCGACAGGATAAAAATGCTTGCCCTGACGCTTCATCAATATCATCCAGCCAGATCCGGTGTCCCCGCGCGGTCAACTGCTGAAGCGCACAACTCACCCTCTGACGTACCGGGTCTGAGAGTGAAAAGAACGAGGCAGGTTCCACGAGTTCAATGTTCAGCGGTGGGCTGTTAAGTTGCAGTAAACGCTGGAACATTTCCGGTATGGTCAGAACGGTTATCGGCAAATTTATGAAAAGGTTGTCACAAGGGAAGGGGTTTTTTAACGCGGCGATCTGTGCTTCCAGCAAAACAAGCGCCCGGGTGGCTGACCAGTCCTGGAAAAAGCTTTCGCTTTGCTGATGCGGCGACAGCACGCTGAGCACTTCGGCCCCCACCGCGCGTGAAGAGGAGAGGGCGACAATAGGTTCAAGCTTAATGCCTGTAATGTCGTGTGAGATGTGCTGCACGCACGAGGGAAAACCTGTCTGCTCTGGCGCTGTCACTCCGTCGTCCTGTTCACTTCCAGCCTCCAGGCGGCCGGGATACCGCAGGACAGTGTGAAGGTGAAGTAAACAGGAAAACAGCAGGCGTTACTTAAAAGCGGCTAAGCCTTTTCGCAGCCCGTAAAAGAGGGATAAATGTTGAAAAAACAGCCGTATTTACAATCAGCTAGTCATTATCGCCAGAGAAGGCGGAAAAGGCATTGACTCACTACGCATTGACCGTATAATTCCAGGCGTTTCACCACCGCGAAGTACACTCTTCTCCGTGCGCCCTTAGCTCAGTTGGATAGAGCAACGGCCTTCTAAGCCGTAGGTCGTAGGTTCGAATCCTACAGGGCGTGCCATTTAAAAACAGGCGCTTACGCCAGTTTCAAGCCAGCCTGATTTTCTCCTTGTGTCGTATTTGTGTCATGGTTGCCAAAAATGGCATCAATTTTCCGTGCGTGTTCGCTTAAGTGGTTCGGTGCCAGGTGAGCGTATCGACGGACCATTTCGATGGACTCCCAGCCGCCCATTTCTTGCAGAACTGACAACGGCACGCCGGACTGAATTAACCAGCTCGCCCAGGTATGCCGGAGGTCGTGAAAACGGAAGTCCTCTATACCCGCTCTTTCCAGTCCAATGCGCCAGGCGACATTGTCATCCACTCGCATTTTTCGGACAGCCGGAGTGACGGTTTTATCCGGGCGCGTTGATGGCTTCGTGTGAACGAATACCCACCTGGAACTTTTCCCGATCTGATCCCTTAACACCCTGCATGCGGTATCATTCAGAGCCACGCCGATAGCCTTGCCCGCCTTCGCGTTCTCCGGATTTACCCATGCAACCTTTCTCTGCATATCGACCTGCTGCCACTCCAGATCAATGATGTTGGAGCGGCGCAGGCCGGTTGCCAGCGCAAATATCACCACCGGCTTTATCGACTCCGGCATGCAGGCAATTAACCGTTCTGCCTCGTCCCTGGTCAGCCATCGGATGCGTTTGCTGATCGGCTTTTTCGTTTTTATAACCGGGGCCGTTTTAATCCAGCCCCAGTCATTAGCCGCAGCCTTGAACAGAGATCGCATGAAAGAAAGGTGCTGACTCTTTGTGGCCTGGCTTACCGGTTTCTCAACATACGGAGGCGGTTCCTTCCCCCGGCGTATAGCCGCGTCCCTGCGCGACTCCCAGACCTGAATATGCTTACGGTTGACCATCTTCGAAACAGCCTCATGAACCTGATCAGCCGTGATGGTTGAAATATCCCGGCCGGAGAAATGCCGCAGGAAATATTCGATTTTGGTCTTATCGTCATCGAGTGACCGCTTATGCTCCTTCTCGCGGATCCACCTGATGCAACATTCCTCAAACGTCCTCGTCGGTAGTTCCCCAATTTTATCAACCCGCCACGCTTCAGCCTTCAGCTTGTCGTGCAGCTCCTGCGCTTGTTTCTTGTCCCCCGTACCAAGAGATCGTCTAATTCTTTTCCCTGACGGCGTAACGAAATGACAGTGCCAGACGCCGCCTCTGAGGGTGATTGACATAAAATTTCTCCTTTATGTTCACCCGCGCTCGCGGAAACAGGATCGCGCGGGTCATGTAAATACGCAATACAGGCAACGTCGGTTGTGCGGTATTTGTTCCCGATCTTCTTCCCGGCCAGCTGCCCCGAGTCGATAAGACGGTAGACAGTTCTCGGTGAGGTGATTAGTAGATCGGCCGCCTGTCTGGCTGTCAGTGTTTTTGCCTCAACCATGCATTTCCTCCAGGCAAAAAGAAGCCGCCCGTAGGCGGCAATAACATCAAGGGATGTGAGGTGGCGCTTTCGCACCCAATAGCCAGCTCATAACTGGCTATCAGTTGCGTCAGTCGTCTTCATCTTCGTCCCAGTCCCCGTCGTAATATGGTGATGCGAGAAGTGGGTTTGTTGCGGAAAGTATTTCACCAGCGGCACCCTGGCGTTGAAGTCGACGAAGCGCTTCGTATAGCTCGAAAGCCTCGGTTCGCTCATCACCTATATCGAGGGAGCACGCCACTTTGTGCGCCTCGGTGACCAGGGTTGATAGCTGGTTTCTTATGTCCTGAATGGTGCTCATAATTCTCCTTACGCCGCACGCTGGGCGCGCAGCGATTTAATGTGCTCGCTCGTCTCCAGTTCGGCGCGTATCTGTGCCGCCTCACGGTGATCGAGGTATTCAAAGTCATTATTAAAGCGGTCGATTGAAGCGGTGTTGATCCGACCCTGTCGCCAGTAGCGGACTATCTGTGATGTGAAGCTGTGGATGATGACGGGCCAACCGTGCTGGTCAGCGTAAATCTGACCCCGTTGAATTAGCTGGAACATTGGGCACCACCTTAAATTCGATTACCCAGACCCAAGGGTTGTGTTTGAAGCTTTGATCCGGATAGATGCTGTCCCATAAACCGCGGAACCACAGCCATTTATCCATGGTTCCGCCGTAAGGCGCAGGATTTGCCGGATAACCTTCTTTTCCCGCGTCTTCATAGCTGACGCTAGCTAAGCGCTCCACTCGCACGCCGGTAATCTCCAGAGTTAGGCGACTGGCCCAACGCGGCATGTGAATTGAAGGTGTCCAGCGTATTTCATCAGCCGGAGGCACATTCTCGTAATGAGTTGGAACGTGCTCAGGGTAATTCGCGCGATAAAGTTTCAGATCCGGCGCGCTGGCCCCAGCCTCTGCCCACGTCTCCCGCACCCAGATGCGATCGCCGACGGCACCGAAAGGGCAATTGAAAATGCTGCTTTCTCCGTAATGTCCGTACCACTGAAAACCACCGTCCACGCTTCTGATTAGGGCTGGGGTGTCGGGGTAATCTCCGGCAGGCTGGTTTTTCATGATGCGCCGCGTCTGCGTCTTCCGGCCGTCGAGGATGGCGCGCACCATCTCGCCGTTAAAAATCATTCCGCGCTCTTTCACTGGATCCCCCTCTGCTTATTCCTCAATTCGATAACACCCTGGCACTCAGCGCATGTTTGACAGCCTGGAACGGCAGCACGCCGCGGCTCCGGGATATCCTCGCCGCATTCTGCGCAATGCTCAGCTGATACCGCGTTGCGGTTGATGCGGTGAGCGGAAAGGGCAGCGTTACGCTGAAGCTCTTCAATCTCTGCTGCGGTATCGATGATATCGGCCATGGTCAATGCTCCCGGAACTGTCGGTTAATACGGTTGAATGTGAACGCCAGCAATAAAAAAAGGCCGCGATAGCGACCTGGTTATTAGTTCCTTCATGCCTCTGGCACCAGAGGAGTGGGTGCCCAATGAGTAATGTTCATTTCCTTATCATCCAGGCTCTCGATCTGATAGCTCCAGTCCCAGTCACCTGTTTCAGTCATGCATTCTGAAAGCCAAACTGAGCGCCAGCCAATGACCCAGCCCTCACCGTTGGCGTCAAATAACAAACACTGCTGATTAGGGGCAGGCAGGCCATCTTTAACGGAAACAACCTCTGATTTAATCGCATCCCTCCACGCAACTGCCGCTAACTCTCCGCCAAGAATGTTCATGCGGGAATGCACTGCTGGCTCTTTCCCATTCTCAAAATCTACAACAAAGGTCACTTTGCTCATTGGTCTGCTCCGAAGCGGCGATTAAGCCGCCCTGTGTATACGACGAACTCCAGGAGGCTAACTCCCAGAGCTTCTATTTTCTTGTGATGCTTGTTGATGATGGGAGGCACCGTTTCGTTCCAGTTAGGCTTTGGCTTCTTGCGCATGGCCTGCTGGATTTCCTCGGTGCATCGGCGGCTGGCGGCGCGGACGGCGTTTTCATTTGCTGGCGTCATGCGGCCTCCCGGCGGGCGAGAAGTTTCGCCCCGAAAGCCATCAGCTCGCCCCGGTCCACCGTTGCGAAGTGGCAGTGTGTACGCGGGTACGGTCGCCAGATGATGAGCATCGACCCTTTGTTGTTGCCGCTTACCGGCTTACCGGTGACCGGGTTGATAAATGCCAGCCGCCCGGCGGTGATGAAGCGAACTTCGCTGGCGGTCTGGATCGCTTCCTTAAACCAGCCAACCGAAGTGTCTGCCGGTACCAGCATGACCGTCCCAATCTGATTGGTGCTCTCGGCAGCGGCCTTTTTAACGAACGGCGTGATGTCGCTGTATGGTGGGTTCAGCCAGACGTAGCCAGGTACATTCAGGCAATCAGCCCATGGCGTTTCCAGCGTGTTCTGGTCGGCGGTGATGAACTTGCGGCAAAGGGCGTTATGCGGCGCAGCGGCGGCATCAAGCTGGAAGCAGAACTCAGCATCAAGGGAAGCGAAGAGTGCTGGTGGAGTGCGCCAGAGGTCGCGCTGATCCGCTGGCGTGTTGCTGCCGGTGTAATCGGTCATACACCCTCCCGATCCGGATCGTTAACATCCCAGCCATTACGCTCAATATTGGTTTGCATCCGCTTATCTCCGACCTCTTCAATGCTGCGGCCGGTAATCTCCGCGACTTCAGCGTTTGAGTGTCGCCACAGCAGCGCAAGCTCTTCGAGTGACCACGCTTTCATAGCACTGACTCCATTTCGTCGATGTAGAGGACCTGAGCAATCAGGCGGCTACGGCGGGCGGCACGTTGAATGCACTCCTGCCGTCGGCCTTCCTGCGATTGCTCTATGGCGCGCCGGGTGAATAGTCGTGATTTCCCCTGAGGTGTTACGACCTTTGGCTTCGTGACCAGGTCGAAAGTCCGGTCGCAGATGCCGTCCTCGTTAAGCCATTTTTTTGACTCAACGATCTGCGCTATCTGTCCGGAGCCGCGGGTGATGCCGTTGGCGACCCGGTTGAACTCGATGAGCGTTACGCCGAACTTCTCAGCGATTTCGCTGCCGGTTACCGGGCGGCCGCGCGTCTGAATCATCCAGATAACGCGCTCGCGGAGGCCCGAGAATTGCCCGGTTCGCCCGGGCCTGCGGTAGAAGGGTGTGCGTTTCATTCGAGCTCCAGTATGCGGCGCTTAGTGTCCGCAACAAGTTCGAGGAAGTCTTTTCGGCGCGCTTGTAGCCGGGCTATTTCTGATTCACATTCAGCAGCTGTAAGGCGATAGACGATGAGCTGCTTACCGTCCGGGAAGTCTGAGCAGTAGCTGATGAAGTCCACCCAATCCCTGCCAGAGCAATCAAGGTGACCGACCAGTTGCCATCTGTATGACGGGTCGAAGGAGCCGCGGGTGAGGGTGGAGTAGTGAGTGGCGGCAATGACCGACTTAATCTCAACCAGCCCGTCCTGGCCAACGAGGCCGTCGGGGCTGTCTCCGTATGTTTCGTGATCAAAGAACCCGCCGTTATCCACGTCGACAAAGTTCATCTCTTCGTACAGCATGCGGGCAATTGGCTCCTGTTCGTGCCCGCGCTCCATGTGGTCGTTTGAGAAACCAAACTCAGACTTGCAACCCTTAATCTGCTCAAGAGCCAACTGAAGGGCATAACGCCTGGCTGGTTCGCCAAAAGCCTTTCCATCGTTAGCCATGATCAGGCCGAAGTTTGAAGCGGTGGCCTTACCCAGGCGAAGAGCATCCCACTCTTCCCCATTTTGCTCGACGTCGTGCCAGATCATGATGAACACTCCTGCTCAAGCTGGCGTCGATGCTCTGGAGAAATGTCCATTCTCGCCAGCACTGCATCAAGGTTGCCGTCGCGTTTGAAAGCTGCTTTAGCGTTATTCCATGCCTGCTTTTTTTCCGGCGAAAGCACCGGTTTCGTGACGCGCGCCGGGCTTAAGCGGAGACCTTCAACCGATTCCTTTCCGAACCGGACATTTTTATCGACGTAAACAGTGACCTTCACGCCAACCCAATCCTCAAGGAAAGGTGATCCGGTGATGCTTTTCAGCATCTTGCTGTTGGTGGCATTCAATATCATCGGCTTAAGCTTTTCGCCAGGTCGCAGCTCGCGCTCTTCAAAATAAGCAGTGTTAAAAACGTCTTTAGATTTTTTTGTTTTGTCGTTTTCTAACGTTGCGCGGGCGATCGTCAGCACCGTTGGCTCAACGATGTCGGCGCTGCTCAGGTAAGGGGAGTCAAAAGCTTTTCGGTAGTGAGTTTTAGATTCAGACATTTCATGCATCCTTAAAACGGGCAGCCGGTTCGGTGTTCCCAGTCGTATTCCGCCTGGGCGTAAGCAACTGCCGAAATGAAATCGTTGTAGGCCTCGCCAGCTTTATCGCTGCGAAGTCCTTCGTATGGGCTGGAGTCAATCGGGATCGTGAAGTGGAACAGGCCGGACGGCTCTTTTGGCATCATGTCGATGATTTTCTGCGCCCGGTCGTCGATCCACTTCTCTTTCTCGTCGTCGAGTTGCTGCTCAACCCTGCGCCGATCTTCGATGCGGTCGTAAGTGAGGTATGCGTTCATGGCTGAACTCCTGAAATTTGGATGTGCAGATCCCGCCCGCAGAAGCCAGGCCGATCGGTTGAATAGGGTGGTTAGTGCTGGATAGGGTTGCCGTGACCGTCCAGAAGGACGTCAATCACGCAGTCACTGAGGCGGATGATTTCTGCGTCAGTGTGCAGGTAAACCCATTTGCGCTCCTGAATGACTGCTGAGACGCGATATGTGCGGCCTTCATGCAATGCCATCATGCCGGGCGTGACGCACTGGCGAATGAGCGGGGTGGTGCCGTAGTGGTTGATCATACCTTCACCTCAACCTGTTCCAGGAGGCCAGCGATATGCATCTGCCAGCGGTTCAGTGTCAGCTTGTCGCGCGGTGCTGATACCGACGTCAGCTGCCACTCGTTATCGTTAAGCTTTTTGGCGGTGTACTGCTTGCCGTTGTGGGTGACTGTCATGATGCCTCCCTGGCACGCAGCATTGCGTCAGCAATCTGGTATGCTTCGGTTGCCGTGCGGTCATCGCTACACAACCAGTCAGGATTCGCTAATCGACCCTGCATGGCCTTAGCCGCGAAGTAATCTCGCATCGTCATGCCACTAAAGTTAGCTGTCTTACCAGGAGCCAACTCAATGCCGAATGTGTTCATTGTCTCGCTGGAATTGTTAACAAGTACGTATGGAAATGCTGGTCCGCCTGCCTGAATTTTCATAATCATCTCCGCGCTTAAGGCCGCGCCGCCGAACGTTAAACAAGACTTCTGCGCTAATGGGCGGTGGATGGCCGCCGGTTGTCATAACTAAGCAACCTCTTTGAAGTTGCTGAGGTATGGCCGATAAAAAACCCGCCGGAGCGGGTCTATTTGATGCGTCTTACTAACTGCCCCTGGACATTCACCCCGTCACCCGGCTGCAGCCTCCATAACTCTGAAAGTTGCAGATCCGTCCATGCGCGAAAATCAATCAACTCACGCAAAGAAAATCCTTTCTGATGATTAACCTCAAATTCTGGCATCGCCTTACCCTCTGTCGTTACCCGCTGATGCGGGAGAAATGCTTTGTGGTGCAGCGCCGGGTGCTTATCTTCCGGTTGCCGCCGATGCAGCTGCAATTCACTGCACTACAAAACATTCCAGTTGGTGCCGGGATATTTATCCGCGCCCGGCGCGCGCTTTCCCGCTATTCCCCAACAGCAAGAAATCGCTTACTCTTTAATCTCCCCAACAGTAGAAAGGATATATTCATGCAAACCATGCGGACCGTGTGCCCTGACTGCGGAAGTGAGATGTTCAACCAGCCCGATGATTTTGACTTTGAGACAAATTTCACCGGCGTCAGTTGTGCTGACTGTGGTCGCGAAATCACTAAGGACGATGTTGTCAATCAGGCCACGGACACGGTCAAAAAACAGATCGACGACATGCTCAGGAATTCCCTGAAAGGAACTGGCTGGAAGTTCAAGTAACTTTAAAAGCTCCCCGAACTGAGTGAGAACCTCACTGGCGTCTACGTTAAGCAGTAGTGGCGCCGTTTTTTTATCTGCCATACACACTCCTCTCTTTGTTTACCGTCAGCCCCTCGCAAAGAGCTGCTGGTAAAGCTTCCCCGATGTTCGGGAACTGAACAGCAAACCATTCCGGTGCGGAGTCCTCTTCGTGTGCTATAACCGCCACGCGTTACACACCTGCCTCAATCCCATTGGGCGCCATTTCAATTTGCCAGGAGCGCTCCGGGTGATTTGCTGCTTGACTGAATTCTTAATGAGCAGGCGACTTGCTGTCCGCCGCTGGCTAACTTCGCTCAGCTGTCGATGTTTCGTTTCGATGGGTGGATAATCACATATTGTGTTTTATTGGTCAACACGAATTGTGATTAATGATGACAACAAAGCGTGTTGTTGCTGATTTGAAAGGGAATTTATTTTTTTAAATACCAGTGCTACGCTTAAAAAAACAGCAGGAGGGATGTGCATGGTTCTGGATGAAGAGCGTATAAGCATGAAAATTCAGGCGATGGGGCGGGCGGTGATGGAATTGTCACTGGCTGATTTACCCATGACCCAGCAAAACATCATCGACAAGCTGAAGCAGTACCGGAAGGAAACAGGAAACGTGATAGGGAAGGGAGCTAACAGGGATGCTGCGGAGTTGGTGAGGAAGGGGCAATAAAAAAGCCCGCACGGGCGGGCAGGTAGTGTTGCGATAGTTATTGTTATCAGCTTCAGGCTGGATAGTTATCGGCAGAATGGCGGATAGCTTTATGAGTGGGCAATAAAAAACCCGGCTCAATGGCCGGGCCTACTTTTAGCTGGCGTTCTCACAACCAGGTTGACCGCGGTCGATCACTTCAGTGCCTTCGATAACAAATCCGAATTTACCAAACAGGAAGGAGTGGTTGAACTGAGTAACAACTACATCAGAAAGAGCAACAGAGCATTTGTTCTTCTCAATTGCACGGTCGATAGCCGTTTTTACATTCGGGATTCCCAGAGGGAAAATCACGACTGGAGCAGAGTCTTCTGCGGTTACGCGAGCGCCTTTGACGAAATTGTTTGAGTTAAGATTGTAGTTTTTAGTGCTAGCCACAGTCAGATCAGCTACACGTGAGCTACACCCAGCTAACATCATTACCCCAAGAGCTAGAGCCAAAACCTTTTTCATTTTTTGTTTCCTTTGATTGCAATCGGAAACATCTTAACATAAAGCTAGGGCTTTGGAGATCACCTGTTCTAAGGGCTTTCAGGCATTAAAAAACCCGGCGCGGTGGCCGGGTTTAATTTAATTTATCTTTCTATGCCAAGGAAAGGTAATGGTGTCAATCACTGTATGGCGAAGCACTGACTCTAGTGCTAATTTACCTGACAAAAACAAGTAGTTTTCAAAGAACCATAAGTTCTTTTCAATATCAGATTCTTCAATTCCCTTTTCGGAGAGGCATTTAAATCGCATTGAAAACGAAACCTCACACTCAAAGGCTAAATTTTCATCCGAATAATCTTCCGTGGCTTCGCCGTTATAAGCCTTTAATATAGCCGTGGTGTCCAGGAAAAACTCATGATTCCCTTCATTTTCTTGAAGTGAGGAAAAATTAAGCCCCTTATAATCAACATTAAATCTACCACCGTCTGTATCAGATTCATCACGTTCAACAAAACGAGAAGATGTGATATCAAAACCATTAAAATGAATGTCTTTGATAATCAATGATCTAACCTCCCTTCACCAAGCGCGCTCCATTTGTAATCCGTGCGCCTTTTGTTTGAAGTAGTAAAATGAGCTTTCGATATAGCGGCAAATGATTCTAAATGATAATGAATCTCTCTTTTTGTGCTCAACTTTTCCGCTACAGCCTGCTTTACGAACTCATTAAGTTTTATGCCTTGCTCAATAGACGCAAGATATGCCTTTTGATGAAGCTCAGATCCAATCCTAATGTTGAACGTTCCACTCATGGGCTTCTCTGGTATTTTTCCTATGGCCTCACAAGTTTCAATGTAGTCGTCAACCGCCTCTCGAAAAGCTACTTCTAAAGCAGGGATTGTTTCAGCTTCATAAGTCACAAGATCATTAATGCATTCTATTTTTCCATGGAGAATCTTATCTTCGTATGAAAGATCAATGCTGCCACAAAAGTCTTTATATTTAAGAATGCCGCTCATAGGTTATCCAACTCATCAAGTACAGATTTAACATCTTTAAGTGAATACTGCTTCACTATGCTCCCTGGGTGGGGACAGTGAATATTGATCAATCTTTTCTCCGCGTTAACGAATTTCCTCCTTGATCCCGACCCATTGAGAACAACAAAACCATAACTCTTCAGCAGTGTTACTAGCTCATCCCACGTAAAATCTTTGGGTATTGTACCTAAACGACTTCTCAGCTTCTGTTGTTTACTCACAGTCAGTATATCCTTGCCTGTAATAGTAGCAACTAAAAAATAGTTGCATTTCTTTTCACTTTTCTCAAGCAACCCCACTCACAAACGTAAAACCTAACCGTAACGAAGTTACTGTAACCATATGAAATACAGAATATAATCTTGCGATGTTGATGCTATGAATCATTAAACCAGCCGCATCTTCGTCTCTACAGCAACACCGATAATTCGACAGTTACCATTCACCGCTACCAATGGCCACTGTGGATTTAAACCCTTCAGGTACTTCTGCGCACCGTCGATCACTAACTTCTTAAATGTTGCCTCGTTCGAATCGGATAGCTTTGCTATTACCAGACTGCCGTTGATTGCCTCGCGCCCAGTATCGAAGAGGACAAAGGTTCCTTCTGGGATGCTAAGACCCGCCGGTGCTGTCATTGAGTCACCATCAACCTGCAGCCAGAACGCCTCCCCCTGAATGTGAGCATCTGATTCAAGCCAAAGGTCGATATCTTTAAGGGTGTACGGCTCAACAGCTTCGCACCATGCTCCTGCCTGCACCTTGCTTATAACTGGGTATTTATCACCTGGCTTGTAAGGGCCTTTGTAGTCATCGCCAAAAAGCAGCTCGGCAGGCGCAACCCCCAGCGCCTTAGCTATTACAGTTGCATCATCAACGCTAACGCTCCTGGTGCCTGATTCGTAATTCCCTATGCGTGACTGCGAGGCCCACCCGCAAAGCTCTGCGAGAGCCTTTTGTGACAGCCCTTTATCTTCGCGAAGTCGCTTAATGCGGCCCGCTATATCTTCGATTCTATTCATTCTCATTTTGTATCACGCGCCGTGTTAAAAAGCTTTACACGAATTGTGTTGATTAATAATCACGAATTGTGTTTAATGATGCTGAGTGACCATTCTTGAAAGGATCAGCATGAACAATATCGCCAACGAACGTAAGAAGCTTGGCATCACTCAATCAGAGTTAGCAGGTTCGTGCGGCTGGAACCAGTCCCGCCTTGCTAACTATGAAGCTGGCATACGAGCACCAGACCTGGATTCGTGCCGCCGCCTGGTTGACGCGATGAATAAGCTGGGGAGCAATACATCTCTCGATGCGTTGTTCCCACCAAAAAATAATGCCGCCTGATTGGCGGCCCTAACCACGAAAGGGAAAGCAATGCATTCACTTGCGTATCAACAGAGTACCGGACTTGAACAACGTCCGTTGATTTCGATTTATCAAAGTGTTCCGCGTAATAACCGTAAGCTAACTCGAATACGGGAGGCAGTTAAGGCCTGGCAAAAAGCTACGCCGGGCCAGTCTCAGGTTCACATTTCTCAGCTGGTTGCGAAAGAGTGGCTGGCGCGCGGCGGGAAGGGGTTGTTACTGGCAGGTTCTGAACACAACACGAAGCAGAACTTCTTCCGGATGATTAACGATCCGGGCCCGAAGAACGACAAGGGGTTGATGCTACTGATCCCCGTCATTATCGACGTGATGGCGCGGGATAACGAGAAAGTGGCGAGAGAGTTCGGTCTGGTCGCAAAGACTGAGGCCGAACTGATAGCCGAGGCCATGAAAGAGTGCACTGAAGCGCATCAGGCGAAGTTACTTGGTCAGCCGATACAACGCCTTGAGAAAGAGGTGAGAGAAGCTGCTGAAGCACTGCTGCGCTTCCTGCCAACTGAATCAATCGCTGCGGTGGTGACAAGTCTGGCCGCTATGGCGCCGGGAGTTATGTGATGGGTACTACCAAAAAAGCGAAAGCCCTTGAAGCGGTAACTTCAAAGGCCTTCCAAACACTGTGTTACGCCAAGTAACGGGAGTAAGTATGTCAAAAACTCGCAAAAAGTACCAGGAAAAAGAGGAACGTCGCCACCCAGATTCACCAGATGGCCTGGTTGTCGCTGCCTCAAAAAACCGGGCGTTCGCTGCGCGCTTCGTTGGCATGGCAAGACTGGCACTGATTCAGGCAGGGGTGAAGCATGGGCGTCGTTAAGCATTTAGCAGACTACAGGCCGCCGCTGGAGGTCGTGGAGCATCGTGTGGCGCAACTGGAAGATGGGTTCACTCGCGTCGCGAATGAGCTTCTTGATGCCGTTATGGCTTCAGGTTTGAGCGAAACTGAGATGTGCATTGTGCTGGCCGTCTGGCGCAAAACATACGGCTTCAATAAAAAAATGGATTGGGTCAGTAACGAGCAACTCGAGCAGATGGTTGGTAAGCACCACACGCATTGCTCTACTGCAAAAAACCTGCTGATCAGCAAGAAGGTATTCATTCAGGAAGGCCGCAAAGTGGGCATGAATACCAATGTCTCCGAGTGGAAAACAAAGGTTAACGGATTCTGCAAAACATTAGCTAAACCTGCTAAGAAAACCTTAGCGGAAGTTGCTAACAGAACTAAGCAGAAGATGCTAACCACAAAAGACAATAATCAAAATACAGAAAGACAAGATCCCCCTAAATCCCCCAAGGGGGAAAACTCACTCGCTCAGGAAGTGATGGATTACTTCAACGAGCTTACAGGAAGCCGCTGCGCTGCCTTAGCACCTTTCGAGAAAGCTCTCTCCACGGTGAAGAGCAAAGACCAGTGCTACACCGCTGAAGAGCTGAAACTCGTTATCCGCTGGGCCCATGTGAACTGGGGTCACAGCTTCAAGCCAGAGAACCTGTGCCGTATGACCCGCTTTGATGGATACCTGTCAGACGCCCTGATATGGGCAGATGGTCATGGCAGCAACCCGAAAGCCTGTCCGCACGAAGAGATCATCAAGCTCTGGAATGAAAAATTCCCTTCGAAGGCCGTTTCGCTGCATGAGTGGAACCGCCGCCGTCCGGCCTATCGAGACCTGGAAGCTGTGTGGAACGGCAAAACCACCCAGGGCAACTGGCGAGAACTGAAGCACATGGGAATGGCCTTCGAGCTGATTAGCAAGTCTTCCCTGTTCGCCACCAGAGGCGATCAGCCATGGCTGACACTCGACTGGATCCTGAATCCGAAGAACTGGGGATCTGTCTACGAGCAGGCCATCAACGAGCACCGTGAGCGCAAGGGAGTCAAAGCATGAGCCGTTTTATCGATTTGTACGTTGAGCAGGCCGTCATCGGCGGGATCATGCTCGCAGCGGGCCGCACAGACGGCGTTGACATGGCGACTGACGCGATTGAGGGGCTGACTGAGGACCACTTCACAGCAACGCCTCACAAGGTGGCTCTGCGGTCCTACAAACGCCTCAACGAGTCCGGGGAGAAGATAGACCTGCTGACGTTGACCAGCGACCTTGAACGGCTTGGCGCGCTGGAAAGTGCCGGGGGATTCGCTTACCTGGCTGAATGCAGCAAAAATACACCGTCGTTCGCGAACCTTGCCTCGTACTGCGAAAAGTTGCGGGAAATGCATCTCGGCCGCCGGATGACCCTGGCGCTACAGGTAGGGATCCAGAAGCTGTCCGAACCATCCAGTGAGGGTATCGCTGACATCATCGGCAACATACAGGCGGATATCTCTGGCATCGAGCACAACACCGACTACGGCACCGAGCACATCACCACCGGGATCGACATGTCCCTCGAGACTATCCAGTCGATTATCAGCGGCGATATCTGGAAGCACAAAACCGAGCTGGGCATGGCGACCATCGACAGCGCATTCGGCGGGTTCAACAACACCGATTTCATCGTGGTTGGCGGTCGCCCGGGCATGGGGAAAACCATGTTCAGCACCACCGTGACCGAGACTGTCGGCCTGAAAAACAAAAAGCCGGTGCTGTTCTTCAGTCTCGAGATGCCAGTGGAACAAATCTCTGAGCGAGTCGCGTTCCACCGGGCCCGGGTGAGCAAAGAGGATTTACTCAGCAAGCAGAGCGGCGTGATGGATGGTGCCTGGGGAAAGGTCGGCCACTGCATGAAGGATTTCATCGAAGCCCCGATCTATATCAACGACAAGCCATCCCTCAGCGTTCATCAGGTGCGAGCGGAAGCCAGGCGAATGAGCAAGAAACTGGGTGGACTTGGTGTGGTCATTGTCGATTACCTCCAGAAGATGCGCATGTCTGACCCTGAGAACATGAACCGCAGCGTAGGGGAGATCGCAACCGGCCTGAAAAACCTGGCGAAAGAGTTGCGTTGCCCGGTCATCGCACTGGCTCAGCTTAACCGTAAGGTCGAAGAACGTGCTAATAAGCGCCCGGTCGCAGCTGACCTCCGCGAGTCCGGTGTTATCGAGCAGGAGGCCGATGTGATTTTCATGATCTACCGGGATGAGAAATACAACCCGAACACAGAACTGAAAGGCATCACCGAAATCATCTGTGTGAAGTCCCGCCATGCGCCGGGGGCAGAAAAGACCTACCACTTCAGCAGCCGCTACTCAGGCCTGGACCCGGTAGATTTCACCTACAGCGGCCAGATGCAACAGGAGGCTGACTATGAGTGCTAAGACGATGAAAGGCAAACAGGCAATTCTGCGTTATCTCGAAACGCACCGGACCTTCACCGCGAAGGATGTGGCCACAGAGTGCGGCATGACCATCAACTGCATCACGAAGAACGCTATCGATCTGGAGCGGGCCCGCAAGATTGTGCGCGTGAGCAAGGTATGGCGAACGGTGACTTATCGCCTGGCCACGCCGGAAGAGCAGGCTGGTACCGCTCGCAGTTGCACCAACGGAATATTTCAGGAGTGCCGCAACAGCGCGGCGATGAGAAGGGTATTGATGGTTTGGGGGAGGGTAGGGGTATGAAAATTTTGAAACTGAGTCAGCAGGCAACTGTTTCTCGTCCGGTAGATTCGATTATCGGTTGGGAAGAGAAAACAATCTACGAGCCAGTTTTTGTTGTGGCTGAGCATATTGAGTCGTTTTTGTTTGCTGGAGTAAGCCACATCAAAATGACCTCGGGCGAGAAGATAGTTGTACGAGAAACACCTGAGGAAATTCTCGCACTGCTTGGCGTAGTTGTTCAAACGGATAGCCTGAAAACATGGGGTGAAATTGCGCAGAAGGAGGCCGCCCAATGAGCAACATCGACAAACAGGCGCTGCGAGAAGCGGCCGAAAATCATGGAGATGACGACATTCTGGCTCTGCTGGATGAGCTGGAAGCCGCAGAGAAGCGGATTGCTGAAATGCAGTCGTTAGCGAGTGGCGTAAAGCAGTTCTCAGAGTTCCAGATTTGCCATTACGGTGCCACCGAGGATTATGCAAAGGGCTATCTCGACTGTCAGAACAATTACAACAAAGTGCTGTTCGCCGCAGCCGGTAAAGGAGAGGCATCATGAGCACTATTACCAAAGAATGGCTGGAGAGTCAGATTTCTGCAATCAAGGCGGTTGGCATCACTGACAGCAATACACTACAGGCGTTCGAAATCGCGCTGGCATCGCTCGAAGCGGAGCCTGCCATTCATCGCTGGCGCAGGGTGACCTTTGAGCCATACGGCCCTTATCCTTGGCATTACGGTAATTTTATCGGCTTCTCAAAACCAGTTGATGGGATTGAGGACGAGTATTATTACGCCGCCCCGCCAGCGCCGGTATCTGTGCCTGATGCGATGGAAATGGATGATGACTTTGACAGCGCGTTTGAACACGGAAAAGCTGTCGGCTGGAACGCCTGCCGCGCCGCCATGCTTCAGGGGGCCGGTCGACCACAAAACGAACCGCAAAATATTCCGGAAAATATTCCAGCCACGCAGTTTAAGCCGGTAGCAGACCTGTACGGCTTAACCTCACCAACTGGCGGTGAAACATCGTTCACTTTCGACGCTGTTGAAGCTCGCGATTTTATTGATGGCGGGTGGTCATGTCAGGAGTACGTGGAGCTTGGACGCTTTCAGGAAGCGCTAACTGACCATTCCGAGGGTGATCTCGACATGGTTCGACCGGTAATGTTTATCGACGGTAATCTCTTGCCGGGTGATGCAGAAAAGCTGAAGGCGGCGATTGAAGAATTAAACCATTCCGGTGAACCCACCATTATGATCGCTGGCGACTCTCCGGTTATTCCGGATGGTTGGGTGATGGTGCCAGAAGATCCAACCCATGAAATGCTTGAGGCTGGTGATGAACAATTCGGAACTTACGATGTCTATCGCAGGATGATTGAAGCAGCGCCGAAGTTAGAGTGATTCTTGATAATCATTTTTCAAAAGTGATGTTATAATTAAGTCGCAGTCGGTCTGAACAGCCGGTTGCGACTTCTGCGCATTTAAGGGGACTTAAATGCGACCACAATCTGAACTCCTCACCTTGTCACAGATGCAGAAATGCACCTGCGATTTTCTGCATTCTGCGGTTTCCGTTAAGGAGGCCGTATGACTCTGCCAGTAGACGGTATCAAACTCCATCGCGGCAACTTTGCGGCCATCGGCCAGCAGATTCAGCCATTGCTGGATGCCGGGCAATGCTTCCGCCTGCAGGTTAAGCCGTGGCGCGAGAAGCGCAGCCTGTCTCAGAACGCGCTCAGCCACATGTGGTACACGGAAATCAGCGACTACCTCATCGCCCGCGGCAAGACCTTCGCTACGCCTGAGTGGGTCAAGGACGCGATGAAGCACACCTATCTCGGCTACGAAAGCAAAGACCGGGTGGATGTCGTGTCCGGAGAGGTCACGACCGTGCAGTCACTCCGCCATACATCAGAGCTGGAAACCGGCGAGATGTACATCTTCCTGTGCAAAGTCGAAGCCTGGGCGATGAACATCGGCTGCCATCTGACTATCCCGCAGAGCTGCGAGTACCAGCAGCTTCGCGATAAGCAGGAGGCGTGATGTCTACTCCACTTTCCCGCGTTATCACCAACGAAATCTTTCGCGTTCCGGCACGCCGCCAGCGCAAGGCCGCGGTTAAGCCGTCCGATATCCCGACCCTGAAGGACTACACCGCCCGCCTTGTGGATCAGAAATGGCTGCGTCTCGCGGCGAGGAGAGCGCATGGCTAATTTGTGCAAAGCGGCACGCGGCCGCGAATGTCAGGTGCGGATCCCTGGCGTATGCAACGGCAAATCTGAAACATCTGTCTTGGCTCATATCCGCCTGGCGGGTCTCTGCGGGACCGGAATCAAGCCGCCTGATCTGATCGCCACCATCGCATGCAGCAGCTGCCACGACGAGATAGATCGCCGTACGCGTTTGGTCGATGCCGAATATGCAAAGGAGTGCGCGCTGGAAGGTATGGCCCGCACGCAGGTTATCTGGCTTAAAGAGGGGCTCGTAAAAGCATGAATGAATATCGCATCAGCCTCCCGTGGCCGCCGAGCAACAACCGCTACTACCGGCATAACCGCGGGCGCACGCACATCAGCGCAGAAGGGCAGGCGTACCGCGACAGCGTCGGCAGAATCATCAAAGACTCAATGCTGGATATTGGCCTGGCAACACCCGTGAAAATCCGTATCGAGTGCCACATGCCGGATCGCCGCCGCCGGGACCTGGATAACTTGCAAAAGGCTGCCTTCGACGCCCTGACGAAATCTGGGTTCTGGCTCGATGACCAGCAGGTCGACTACTACAGCGTGAAGAGGATGCCAATCGTCAAAGGCGGCAGGCTTGAACTCACCATCACCGAACTGGAGGCCGCATGAACCACGCCGACTTCCTTCGGTACCAGGCAGAAAGCGTTAAGCGCGCAAGCCTGCCGCCAGTAGCAAAGCACAGCCAGACCAAAACAAACCAGCCACAGAAGGATGCCGCATGAACAGTCAGCAACTGGAATACGTACGTCAGCAGCTCATTGTGGCGACCGCAGATTTAAGCGGGGCGACGAAAGGGCAACTGGTAGCTTTCGCCGAGAACGCGCAATTCACCGCGACGGCGCGCAGCCGGGGACGAAAGAAAATCACCGACCCGGTCACCGGCCGTAAAGTTAACCCGGACGGCCCGGCGATGAGCGGCAGTCAGTCCCGCGCCAAAGGCTCATCCATCGCGCTGGTGGGGCCGGTAGAGTTCGTGACCGCATCGTGGCGCCGCGCTGTGCTGTCCCTAGAAGACCATCAGAAAGCCTGGCTGCTGTGGAACTACAGCGAGAACGTTAGCTTTGAGCACCAGGTGGCGATCACCCGATGGGCGTGGGCAGAGTTCCGGGAACAGCTCGGCACGAAGAAAGTGGCCGGCAAGACGATGGAGCGCCTGAAGAAACTTATCTGGCTGGCGGCTCAGGACGTGAAAGCGGAGCTTTCAGGTCGCGATACGTACGAATATCAGGCGCTGGCGGAGCTGGTTGGCGTAACACCAAAGAACTGGTCAGAGACGTTTACGGACCGCTGGGTTGAGATGCGTCGCATCTTCCTGCGCCTGGACAGCGGAGCTTTGTTGCAGGTTACGCGATCACGTTCACAACAAAAGGCGACAAATTTCGACAGAAGTCTTGCAAAACTGGATTGAAACGCATATATTTCATGTAAATCTGATATCGTCGCCATAGCTTCGTAGGTCGACAAAAAATTACAAGCCTCGCCATCGTGCGGGGCTTTTTCGTTTCAGGGTCAGAAGCACAGCGGTTGTGCGTTCGGCTGTTAACCGAATGGTCGAAGGTTCGAATCCTTCCTGTCCCGCCAATTCTGCATCTGTCGTAGTTTGGGAATTACGTCTGGCTTCCAACCAGAAGATGCGGGTTCGATCCCCGCCAGATGCTCCAAATTCGCCGGTCTAGTTCAGTGGCAGAACGGCAGCCTTGTAAGCTGCGCGTCAGAGGTTCGATTCCTTTGCCCGGCACCAGAACCCACTACCTGGGACCCTTCGGCCAGAGAGTCGACATTGCCTTACCCTCACATTGCCAGCCTGTCGCTGGCTTTTTTATTTTCAGGCCCCGGGAACCATCCTCGACATGCCTTGTTGTTAAACCGTCCCGAGGGCCTGAACCAACTACACACGGAATAAATATGTCTGAGACCTTCACTATCGTAGGCGTTGGTCTTACATCGTCATCAGTCGGTGTAACCTTTGCCACGCTGTTTCCGGAGGCGACTCCAGCAGTGATGCTCGGATCACTCGCCGGAACGGCGCTATACGTTCTGACCTCAGATCCCCATCAACTCTGGAAGCAGGCTATCTTTGCGCTGATATCGTTTATCAGTGGCGTGTTCTTCTCCGTGCCCATGGCGAAAATCATGGCCGGAGTCATCAACACGCCGTTAAGCCTGATGAAGCCACCGGCCAGCATTGAGGTATCGCCCGCTGTCGGTGCAATTGTCACTGCTTCCATTTCCGTGGCAGTCCTGCTGCGTATTCTCCGCAAATCCAAAAGCGGGAAGATGCCGGGGCTGGGGGAGGAAGATAAATGACATGGCAGCTTCTTCTGATGGATGCAAACGCCATAGTTTGCCTGTTAATCATGGTCAGGCTGATGTTTTTCCGGAAGGAGGGAAAGCGTCATCGCCTTAGTGTCGCGGTGCTGGCCTATCTGGTCATCCTTGCCGCCGGATTCAATGCCTTCAACATTCTGCTCGGCCACTACGTTCAGGTTAACCTCGGCGATCTGCTGCTTAACTCCGTCATCTGCATGGCGGTGTGGCTGGCGCGCGGTAACCTGGCGAAGGTCGTTATAACGGAGTAGTCCATGCAAACCAGCGAAAAGGGGATAGCCCTGATAAAGCAATTCGAAGGCTGCAAACTCACCGCGTACCAGGACAGCGTCGGCGTATGGACGATCGGCTATGGCTGGACTCAGCCTGTAGACGGCAAACCAATCCGCGCCGGGATGACGATTAAGCAGGAAACAGCAGAACGTCTGCTGAAGACCGGACTTGTCAGCTACGAAAGCGACGTGTCCCGCCTGGTTAAAGTTGGTCTGACTCAGGGGCAATTCGACGCCCTGGTGTCGTTCACGTACAACCTCGGCGCCAGGTCACTGTCGACATCGACCCTTCTGCGAAAACTCAACGCCGGTGATTACGCTGGTGCAGCCGATGAGTTCCTGCGCTGGAATAAAGCTGGTGGGAAGGTGCTGAATGGCCTGACACGTCGCCGTGAGGCAGAGCGCGCTCTGTTCCTGTCGTGACTGGTGCACTGGTTAAGCGTTACTGGCTGCAACTGATTTTGGTGGCGGTAATCGGCGTGCTGGCGTTCTTCGTGAACCACTACCGCGACAACGCCATCACCTACAAAGACCAGCGCGATAAAGCCACTGAGAAACTCAGCCTGGCGAACGCTACCATCAAAGACATGCAGACCCGCCAGCGCGATGCAGCTGCGCTGGATGCCAAATACACCGGAGAACTGCAGGATGCAAAAGCCACTATCGATCAGCTTGAGCGCGATGTTGCTACTGGCAAGCGTCGGCTGCAGCTCAACGCCAGATGCGCCACGAATGGAGCGCCCGATGCCGGCGGCATGGGCGATGCTTCCGGCCCCCGACTTACTGACTCCGCTGAACGGGATTATTTCACCCTCAGAGAGCGAATCGTCACAGTGACGAAACAGGTCGGCTATCTGCAGAACTACATCAAAGAGCAGTGCCTGAAATAAAAAGGTCCCTTCCGAACCGAAATCCAACAGTTAGGAAGGGAGGCTAAAAGAGCCATCATTACAAGGAGAATTTAAATGTAATGCATGAGTTCACGAAAAGAAGAAGGTATTAAAATTTTTATGCAGGCCCGTTAATTTCGCCATCCATCTTATGGTCCTGTATACAAATAGGCCCTCATCCCTGAGGTTCTGACGCAGTCTCTCCTCTGGACTTTAACCGTAGCAAGTTCTCACAGCCTCGCATCCGCGGGGCTTTTTTATGTGCATCTCACGCGCATTTAAACGAGAGCCTTTCAGTAAGCGAGCCTGAGAAAAGCCGTTATAGGTGGCGACCTCTCTCGGGCGGCTTTTCTGTGAGACAGGCTCACTTTCTAAAAGGTAAAGACGCTATGAATAATCCGTCAGTTATTCCGGCCTTCGACTTCCGCGAAATGGTCACGACCCTCGACAACAAGATAATCACCACATCACTCAAGGTGGCGGATTACTTTGGCAAGCGACACAAAGACGTTTTGCGTGCCATACGTAACCTGAAATGCTCCGATGACTTCACCCAGCGCAATTTTGCGCCCATTGATTTCATTGATAAAAATGGCGATGTTCAGCCTATGTATAACATCACCCGTGACGGATGCATGATGCTCGTGATGGGGTTCACTGGCAAAACAGCTGCCGCAGTAAAGGAGTGTTACATCAATGCCTTTAACTGGATGGCCGAGCAGTTAAACCGACGCATGGCGATGGGTGAAGAAATGCAGCACCGCTTCGCCATTAAAGAAACGCGCTCAAAGCTTAAAGGCACGATCGGCAGCCGGTTAATGAACGAACGGAAGAAAGAGAAGCGAGTTCTGGAACTCGAGCATGAGCACATCATGCAGGTGACGCAACCAGAACTTTTGGCTGGTAACTATTTTAAACCGTAAATGGAATAGTTAAATGGTGTAACATTATCTCTCTTGATAAGGAGGGTTAATGTCCGGATCACTATCAACCTCAGTTATATCCTTCCCATGGCGAGAAATTATTACGCCAATCGTAGGGCTTGTTGGTGCATTTGGCGGGGCGCTTCTTGCCAATCATTTCGCCGATGAAAGATGGCAGAAACAAGTCCAATATGAGGCGAGTAAGGAATCTTCGAAAGTTGTCAGGGATAAAGGTGAGGAGTTATACACTCTCTGCTGTCGCTGGGAGAAGATGCTGTTTCTGATACAAATGGCTCAGATAAGGTATATCAAGAGCCAGCGTGAGTGGGATGGATTCAATGATTACATCAATACTATATCGCTCGGGCCTGGAGTTTTTGATCGTTTAGAATCCTTGTTGCACATCTATTTTTATGAGCTTACCCCGCGCATTGGATTGATTCAGTCTGAGATGAAAAAATGCAATGAACTCTACGAAAATTACCGTAGGGGTTTAATCACCGATGTCGAAGAAAGCTCAAGGTTTATTAACCAGTCCTCAATAGATTTAGAAGAGCATATGCTAATCATGAAAGAACACATTAGAAATAAGCTGAAGATTTGATTTAACCGCCTCCGGGCGGTTTTTTATTGCCATCCCCATGGGGCAACCCATCGCAATGACGTTATCCCCTATAGCGGATAATAATGCGAATATCCCTTCGCGCGGATAAAGAGGCTCTCAATGTCCGACATCTACCAAATCACGTTAACCACCCAAACAGGCGAAACCTTCACGGGCAAGATGTCACGACGTCAGCCTGAGCTGGTTAACGGCTTTGTGCCGCTGGCGACCGAGACTGGCCAGTGGCTGTATTTCGCTCCGGCTGATGTGAAGCGCGTGGAGTTCACGCCTGTACCGGAACAGCAGACCGAACAAACGACGGAGTAACCAATGAGCAAACCAGATTGGGAGGCCATTGAATCGGCTTACCGGGCTGGTTCATTGTCAGTAAGGGCCATCGGGGAAAAGCATGGCGTTAACCACGCCACCATCCTAAAGAGAGCAAACAAAGAAGGGTGGCAGCGCGATCTGACAGAAAAGGTCAGGGCGGCAACGAAAGCCAAGGTAACCAAGTCGGTAACCAAAGACGGTAACCAGTCACCAGTGGTTACTGATGAGCAGATTATTGACCGGGCATCCGATGAGGCGGCCGCTGTAGTCATGGCTCATCGGGAAAGTTTGGCGGCATGGCGCGGTATCACCAATAAGCTCCGCGACTTCCTCGAAGACGCAGAAATTACGGAAGACAATCACGCCTCAATGTCTCGCTCGATCACTGCCGGTGTCGATGCTCAGATAAAAGTGATAAACGCTGAGCGTAAGGCGTATAACCTCGACACCGAGGAAGGCAATAAGACGGTTGATGACCTGTCTAACCTGATGGATTCACTGTCTCAGGGGGCGTAATGAAACCTGAGCATCTCAAGCTGCTGGCCGACAAAGACTGGCGGCTTAACAATCTCTACTGGATCACCGATAAAGAGGGAAAGCCAACGCGCTTCAGGATGACGCCTGAGCAGCGGGAATACTTCGAGGGGATCCACACCCGCAACATCATCCTAAAGGCCCGGCAGCTTGGTTTCACAACTGAGGTGTGCATCATCCAGCTCGACGCGGCCCTGTTCGAGTCGGCGAAGTGCGCCCTGATTGCCCATACGCTGAATGACGCAAAGCGCCTGTTCCGCGAAAAGGTGAAGTACGCATACGACAAGCTGCCCGCAGAGATAAAGGCGGCCAACCCGGCGAGCAATGACTCTTCCGGTGAGCTCGTGTTCAAGAAGGGTGGATCGCTCTACGTAAGCACGTCATTTCGTGGCGGAACGCTGCGATACCTGCACGTCTCCGAGTTCGGAAAGATATGCGCCAAGTATCCGGACAAAGCCCGTGAGATCGTCACTGGTGCGTTTGAGGCGGTATCGACCGGATGCTTCGCTACTATCGAGAGCACAGCAGAGGGCCGGGCGGGTTACTTCTTTGATTACTGCCAGACGGCAGAGAAAGCGTTGCTACAGGGCAAACCCTTATCCGCGCTGGACTGGAAGTTTTTCTTCTTCTCCTGGTGGAGGAACCCACAGTACGCAATCGACCCGGTCGAACCTCTGCCGGTGCGCCTGCTGGAATACTTCGCAGAGATGGAAGCGAAGCACGGCGTAGTCGTCAATGAGCGCCAGAAAGCCTGGTACTACGCCAAAGAGAAAACTCTCGGCGACGATATGAAGCGCGAATACCCAACCATTCCGGCTGAGGCGTTCCAGCAGTCGGTCGAGGGCGCGTACTACGCCAAGCAATTCCGCTGGCTCTACACCAATAAGCGGATCGGCCAAATCCCGGATAACTCACACCTCCCGGTGCACACGTTCTGGGATATCGGCGTGGGGGACTCCACGGCGATCTGGTTCGTTCGCGAGGTCGGCGAAGAGTTCCACATCATCGACTACTACGAAAACTCCGGCGAGGGGCTGAGGCACTACATGAAGGTGCTGAAAGACCGCGGCTATGAGTACGGCGAACACTGGGGGCCGCACGACATTGATAACCGTGAATTCGGTGCTGATGCCAAATCCCGCAGAGAGCTTGCCCGTGAGGGGTATGAGATCGATGGTCAGGTTTACAGCATGACATTCCAGGTGGTGCCAAAAGTCGGTGTTGATACCGGCATTGAGTCGGTGCGTGAAATTCTCCCATCCTGTGTTTTCGATGAAGAGAAATGTGCAGAGGGCATATCTCACCTCGAAGGCTACCGCAAGGAGTGGGACGATAAGCGCGGGTGCTGGAAAGACAAACCGCTTCATGACTTCACATCACATGGCGCTGACGGCTTCCGCTACTTTGCTGTAGCGAAGAACAACCACAAGCAGGTCGGCGCAATCTTCTTCACATAAGGATAACTCAGTGAGTAACACTACAGAAATGCAAGTCCTCGCTGGGCTCATTGTGAACAGCCTTAACGAGGTTGGCCGCGCACGCCAGTTGTATGCATCAGGGCTTGGGAAGTCCGGTAACACGAAGCGTCACCATCTGTGGTGCGAATTTGGTTACCCGGAGCGACTCGACTTCGACCACTTCTACAACATGTATGAGCGTAACGGCGCGGCGTTCGGCGCGGTGCATAAGTTACTCGATGCATGCTGGACTGATACCCCGGTGATCGTCGACGGCGATGAGACGAAGAAGTCGAAGAAGTCGACGCCGTGGGAAAAGAAAGTCACCAAGCTCATGAAGAAGCATTGGGCGAAAGTGAAGGATGCAGATCGGCGCAACCTGGTCGGGCATTACTCAGCACTTATCCTCCAGTTTGCAGACAGCAAGGAGTGGTGGGAGCCTGTCGATCGCAGCGTGATGCGTAATTCTCGCGAGCGCGGCCTGGTCAAGATGATCCCCGCATGGGAAGCGCAGGTTAAACCCGGTGAGCTTGAGCAGGACCAAAAGTCTCCAGACTACGGCATGCCGAAGTACTACTATTTCCAGGAACAGCAGGTTGGCGATAACGGAAATATTTCCGGGCCGATGCGGTCTATTAAGATCCACCCTGAGCGCATCATCATGTTTTGCGAAGGGTCAGAAGACGAGACTTCGCTGGCTGGCATTCCTTTCTTGCGTGCTGGTTATAACGATCTGCTCGACATGGCAAAGACCTCCGGTGGTAGCGCCGAGGGCTTCCTGAAAAACGCCAGCAGGCAACTCGGCATTAACATGTCGAAGGATACAAACCTCAAGACCATCATCGACGAGGCGAAGAAAGCTGGTTACTCAGGCCTGGCTGAGGCGCTGAACGCCGCCATCCAGAAACTGAACTCAGGTACTGACTCAGCACTGGTTACTCAGGACGGAGAGGCTAAGGTTCTGTCTGTGGCTGCTGCCGACCCGAGCCCTACATGGACGGTCAGTGCAAATCAGTTCTCTTCATCCGTACAGATACCTTTCACAATTACTTTTGGTCAGCAAACGGGCCGTCTGGCCTCGGATCAAGATAAGAACGACTTTGCTAAGCGTTGTAATGGGCGTCGCGCTGGATTCCAGACCGGCCGTGTAACCGCTGTAATCGAACGCCTGTGGACCGTGGAAGTTATTGAGCCGCCTAAGTCTGGCGAAATCACGTTAACCTGGTCGGATCTACTCGCTCCAAGCGAGAAAGAGAAGATTGCCAACATGAAGGAAATGGCTGCGGTGGCGAGAGATACCCAGCAAGCCTACGGCACACCTGCTGTTGATGAGAACGAGGTCAGGGAGGCGGGAGAACTTGAGCCGCGTGAAGATGTTAAACCGCCTGACCCAAATAAAAAGGTAACGACCGATGATCCTCTTTCCGATGACACCGGAGCAAAAGACGAAAGTCGGGACACCGGTAGTTCCGCGCAGCAAGGTTGACCCGACCCGATCGGCAAAGCAGGTCACCGCGATGTACCGGGATATCGAGGAGCGGTATCTCGGCATCAAGCGCGCGCTTAAAGCTCTGTTCGACCAGCGACTGACCGGGCGAGAGCGTGAAGCAAACAGCCATAACTGGCACTTCCTTTGCCACGACCACGGCGAGGATATGCGGCTCTACCAGGTCAATGCTGGCAAGTTCATCTACGACATGTCGGCGCAGGAACTGGCGGACCTGCTGGAGGCGGTGCAGTCGATTCTGGATGATGAGCTTCTTGAAGGCGGCAGTCAGAACCTGTGGGTGATGGACTACGTCATTGCGGAATATGACCGCGGCACGCTAAACGCCTTCACCAACCTGTCGGTTCAGTCGCAGGTGTACGCCAGCCAGACGACGCTACAGCAGCTTTTAAGCAGCCCGGGCTACCTGAACCAGATTGCGGCGGCCAGGCTGACAACGTTCAGTGACTGGAAGGTCATCAGCGACACCGCCCGCGGCGACCTGGCCAACATCATCACCGATGCGGTAGCGCGCGGGGTGAATCCTCGCGAGACGGCCAGCGTCATCAGCAAGCGCCTCGATGTGTCGATGTCGAAAGCAAAGAACATCGCTCAGACCGAGCAGGTCGGCGCGCTGCGGCAAGCGCAATGGAACGAAACGGACTGGGCCGCTGACCGGCTGGGGCTGAATACCGGTCTGCTGTGGCTGTCAGCGCTCAAGCCGACGACGCGCACCTGGCACGCCAGTCGTCATGGCAAGGTCTACACCACCGAAGATGTGCGGGATTTCTACGCTGAGAACGGCAATCGGTACAACTGCTATTGCAGCCAGATTCCGGTGCTGCTCAACGACGACGGCAGCATCTTCAACGAGGGGCTGGCGGATAAGCTGAAAAATGAACGAAAGCAATGGACCACTAAGGAGGTCACGTGATTTGCTATGACCCCAATGTCTTTAATTATTTCTGGTATGGCTGCGGTGTGGGATTATTAATCTTCGCAGCCGTGCTTTGGCATCACCACAAGAGTTGATAATGGTCGCTTAGGCGGCCTTTTTATTGCCTGCAATCCACCAATGAGGACGCTATGTGGCAATTAGCTTATGACCTTAATTTCCCGATTCGAGGCTGGGTTTACTCAAAGCCTTTAGAGGTGCGGTGGGACAATGGAAGCATTGAGAATGTGTGCTTATGCCATTTCTTTCCTGCCAAACCAACCAAAAAGCAACTCCGCCAGGCGCGTAAAAACAAACTCCATTAACGAGGACCCAGCATGAAACGCAACCGCGTTAACGTGCTGACCGTCGTCAACTCCGCTTCAAACATCACCACTGAAACCATCGACGGCAAGCCACATATCGTGGTTCGCGGCATCACGCCTGTCGTGGACGATATCGTGATGAACCGGAAGTTGTACCCGGCAGCAGAAATCGAAAAGGCCTACAACACGCTCGAGCGTAACCCGATGCCGCTGGGCCACCCGAAAGTGGACGGCAAGCATGTGTCGGCGCGCGATGTCCGGGCGGTGAACGAGTACCACGTCGGCGCCTGGCTACAGAACGTAAGCCATAAAGACGGGAAGGTGACCGGCGACATGTACGTTAACCGCCAGTACGCCGAATCCAGCGACAAGGGCAAGCGCCTGATTAACCGCCTGGATGAGATGGTGGCCGGTACCAACTCCGACCCGATTCATATCTCGACAGGCCTGCTGTATTCCGGTATCGCCGCCAACGGCGAGTCGAAGGGCAAAAAGTACAACGAGATTGCCACAAACATGATGTTTGACCATGTTGCTGTGCTGCTCGATGAGCCTGGCGCCGGTACGCCGGAGGAGGGCGTGGGCATCTTCGTAAACGCCGAAGGTGACGAACTTGAAATCGAGGTCGTCAATCTCGAAGAGTCCAATAACCCAGACCCGCAAGACCCCGCTTTCAAATCATTTTTCAACCAGCTAAAGGCGTTTTTCGGCGCCAACAGCGATTCAACCCAGAAGGAAACAGACCCGATGAAAGAGCTCATCGTTAATGCGCTGAAGGCCAAAGGTAAATCGGTTGACGGTAAAACCGATGCCGAACTGATGGACGCATACAACCAGATGCTGGCAGAAAACGCCGACAGCAAAGAAGAAACGCCTGAAGAGAAGTCCGCACGTGAGAAGAAAGAGGCGGATGACAAGAAGGATAAAGAGCAGACCACCAACAGCGAAGAGATGCCAGCGTGGGCTAAGGCACTTACCGACCAGGTAACTGCTTTGAATAGCCAGATCAATGCCAACGCAGAAAGCGAGAAGGGCAACATGCGTGCTGCTGTGAAAGCCAAGTTTGGCATGACAGATATCGCTGTGAACGCACTGGACGGCGAGCCCCTGAAAGAGCTGTTCGCACAATGCCAGACCTCAACCGGCCTGAACGGTGCATTCCGCCATCAGGCTACTAATACCCAATCAGTCAGCGAAATGCCGGAGTAAAAAATGGCTAAAGACGGAAAGAATATTATCCACGCCGGCGGCGTGTTCCCTAATCCGCTGCTTAACCGCGAAGGAGGGGCGGCTGCATCGACTCTGCCTGGTACTGTTGGCTTCTTCAGTACTGCTGACAAGTTCACGGCCTCTGTGGTCGGGGCAGAATCCGCCATCAAGTATGTGGCAAACAAAGACTACCTGCGCTGCCTGAGTGTTGATGACGCAATCCCAGCCAATGAATTGGTTGTTGGTATTCATCCGCTGCCTGGCATGTTCCTAAATGTGCGAGCAGCAGCGGGCACTTACACCAAAGGCCAGCCGGTTGCAGTAGCCAACGGTCAGATCACTGCGGTTGTAGATGATGCCGCCGTATTCGCTTATGTCGAAGAAGATAAAGCAGTCACTGCGGTGGCGGGCGATCTGATTCGCGTTGTGTTCAAATAAGGAGCACTGAATGTTTGTATTCTCCAAGTCTATCGGCGAGAAGACCGGTAACCTCGCGGTAAATCAGGCGCAATGGCGCGCTCTCGAACTTGAGCGAAACGCCAGTGCTCAGGCAGCAGCTGATTTTCTGGCGCGCACTCAGTTCCGTGGTGATGCAGAAAACGCCCCTTATCTCGACGCGGTGAACGCAGTTGACGATATCCGCCGCCTGTATCGCGCTTTCGACACAACTGTGCTTCAGCAGTTCGAGCCAAATACCGAATTCACCCTGCTGAACGATCTGATGCCGCTCTCTCGCTCCGTGCGAATTGAGCAGTCTCGTTACGATTACGCTCGTACCGGCGGCCGCGGCTGGGCTCACACTTCCATGTCCGGTCAGGTTGGTGCGGCGCTGGATGCTCGCAGCTATTCCTTCGATGGCACCATGGTACCTATTCACGACTCGGGCTTTAAGTTCGAATGGCGTGATCCAATCTTCAACAGCCCACAGGCATTGCAGTCGCAGGCTGATGCGCAGCGTGGTTCGGTTGAAGACGTTCAGCGTCGTTACGTTGACTACATCTTCAACGGCTTCCGCGACAAAGCTGGCAACTTCGCAGTGTTTGACGGTCTGACCTGGAAAGGGTTGCGTGACGATGAGCGCGTAGCGCAGATCGACCTTGGCGCTTCAGGCCTGAACATCGATTTTACCTCTGGCACAGCAACGTCTCAGGACATCCGCGCCGGGGCAATCGCACTGCGTGATCAGATGCGCCGCGTGAACAACCAGTATGCAGAGCAGACCTGGTACGTATCCGGTGAAATCATCTCCAACCTGGAACGCTACTTCTCCGACAACTTCCAGTCCGGCACGATCATGGATGAAATCCTGAAACTGACCGGCGTTGCGGCGATCAAAGAAGACAGCCAACTGTCAGGTAACGAAATCGTCATCGTTCCGCTGTCTGCTGGCGTCATTGCTCCAATCGTCGGCCAGGCTATCGGTACCGTTGCATCTCCGCGTCCTGAGTACAACAGCGACTACATCTGGCGCACCTGGGGTGCAATGGGGTTGATGGTCAAGCAGGACATCAACAACAAATACTCCGTAATTCACGCATCAAGCTAAGGATAAATCATGGCACTGGTAGAAATCGTGGCAAGCAACCTGCACGCCGGTGCCAACCTCCGCAAGCTGGAGGTTGGTTCAGTGGTGGATGTGGACGATGCAACAGCTGAGCGCTGGATCAGCACTGGCAAGGCGAAGGAGACCGACAAGAAGAAAGGCGAGAAGCTTACCTTCGAAGTGGCTACTCCTTCCGCTCCTGCGGCAGATCTGACGGCCCTTCAAAAGCAACTCGCCGACTCACTGGAGCAGAACCAAAAGCTAATCGCCGATGGTGAAGCTAAAGACAAGGCTCACGCCGACGCACTGGCAGCAGAAACCAAACGCGCTGACGAAGCCGAAGCAGCACTGGCGGAAGCAATCAAGAAGGCGAAATAACCATGGCTGACCCAATCACAGCGGCAGACGTGCAGGCGTTCCTCGGTGAATTGGGTTACTCCATCCCGGGCGCGCTGCTGGAGCCGATTCTCTGCGTGGTGAACAAAATCATCCCGTGCCTCGATGGTGCTGGGTATGACGAGTGCACCGCGAAGCTGATCCTGATGTATGCCGCAGCGCTTATGGCTACGTCGTCTGGTGCGCGCCGCATCAAATCACAGGGTGCGCCGTCTGGCGCGTCCCGCTCGTTTGAATATGGTGACGACAGCATTACCTGGCTGCGCGACTCGTTGGCCCGTCTCGATACCAGCGGATGCACCGGTGAGTTACCGATCAGCGCTGGTAATAGTGTCGGCCTGTTCATGGTGGTCGGGGGCTGCTGATGACGTACAAATCAGTTAAGCAAGGCCTGCCGCGTTCGTTTACCCGCGTATGGGTGATGACCGACACCGGGCGGGAAACTACCGGCTACGTGAAATCGGATGGTGAGTGGTTCATCAACTGTCCGCACATTCGGGCGACTGGCGCGAAAGTGCTGCGCTGGAAGGAGTGAGAATTGATGTATAAAAAGCCAGCAAATGGTAAAATTAACGAGCCGGGGAATGCGTCAACATTGCCACCGGCTCTAACCATCATTACCTATTGCGGAGGTAACTCATGGCTCATCAAATCTTAAGCCATCAGCCCCATAATGCGCCATCTTATAATGGCGTTGCAGGCGTTTATCAGATTACCAACACCATCACTGGTGAGGCGTATATCGGCTCCACAGTTAACATTTCAGGCCGCTGGGCTAGCCATCGCTATAAGCTTAGGAAAGGCACGCATGGAAACAGAAACCTTCAGGAGTCATGGGATAAACATGGCAAAGGTGTCTTTGATTTCTCCGTTCTGGAAGTAGTGAGTAATAAGTCAGAGCTTATTGCCGCCGAGCAGCGATTCTTTCGCGAATTAAACCCGACTTTCAACATCGCGCCAAACGCTGGGAGCTGTCTCGGAGTTACTCATACCGAAGAATCAAAGGCGAATATGGCGGAAAGTCGGCGGGGAGAAAAAAAACTGCTGGTATGGGAAAGTGCCGCCGTGCGCTACTAAACCACGAAGCCAGGAGTTGAAAGATGCGTTATCGAAGCGTCACTCCGGCAAAGGCAATCCCATGGCAGGAGTGACACCTCCACATGCCAAGTTCACTGATGACCAAGTCAGAGATATTCGGCGCGCTATTTCAGAGGGTGATTCCCTTACCACTATCGCCAAAAGATATGGCGTCTCAAAGGCTAACATTGCCCACATCCGGCAAGGGCGGTCATATACGAGGGTTATCTAGTGTCGGCAACAGCGAACTGGTCATATACCGCCACGGCGACCATCTGGCGCAAGCTGGAAGGAAATGACGAATACGGCGATCCGCTGGGTTATGCAGAACCTGAGCAAATCCTCTGCGATTACGAGTGCGGACTCAGCAAGAAGTTAGCCAGCCTTGGCGCTGAAATCGTCGTCAAGAACACCGTATGGACGGAGTTCGCGCAGGCGGCTGCGGGTGATTACTTGCTGATTGGGGTATCGACCGAAGCTGACCCGGTTGTTGCTGGCGCAGATGAGGTGCGGCAGGTTATCCGTTACGCCGACACGTTCGAGCGTATGACTGATGATTACGGCATTATCACGGGATCAAGCAGGGTGTAATGATGGGAATCAAAGTGCGTGGCGCTGCACGTATTGAGCGCAATATTGACCGAATTATGAATGACATTCAGGGTCGGAAAATCATTCGTGCACTCCAGTCGGCAATGATTCTTGGGGCGGCAAGGGCGGCCCTGTACACGCCTATCGATACCTCAGCACTTCTAAACAGCCAGTTTCGCGAAATCGTAACTGATGGGGCGGTAATCACCGGCCGGGTGGGTTATTCAACCAACTATGCCGTTTATGTTCATGATCCGGCTAACCCACAGAGATTCCGCCGCTCAACTGCTAAAAAAGAATTCCTCACTCTTGGGTTTGAAGAGGAGCGATCAGCCATCGATGATGTTGTGCGTAAGGAAATGGCACTGTAACTCTGGTATAATTATCAGGCGCCTAGGGTAGCTCCCGAAAAGGCGGAACGTAGACCGCTCTGGCGCAACCATCATCTACGGTAAATCAACTACGAGGTTTACATGAGCGTGAAAAACGACCTGACGTTTTCTTACGTTAAGGAGTGCCTTTTCTACAATCCTGATACTGGCGTACTTACCTGGAACCATAGACCTAGAGAGCATTTCAAGACCGATGCGCTCTATAAAATATTTATTTCAAAGTGTGCAGGTAAAGTTGCTGGATGGGTTACATCTTTCGGGTACATTAACATAAGAATCAATGGTCGAGCATACAAGGCTCACCGTTTGGCTTGGTTGCTCAGTAATGGTAAATGGCCTGATAATTTTATCGACCATATTAATGGCGACAGGGCTGACAATCGACTGTGCAACTTAAGAGATGTGGATAAGTTTCAGAATGCGCAGAACATTGCCAGGCCATCAAATAACACACTTGGTTTTATTGGTGTGGCAAAGGTATCAAAGGGTGTGGGGTATCGAGCTCAAATATTTTTTCGAGGTGAAAGCATTCATCTCGGCCGCTTTCTCACTATAGAGGAAGCTGTAGAAGCAAGGGAAAAGGCTCAAATTGAATTAGGTTTCCATGAGAATCATGGGAGATAAAAAACAGGTCGCTTAGGCGGCCTTTTTTATGAGGTATTTATGACGCCAATGATATACGAGCGAGTGCGCAACATGTTCGTAGGTGCCGGGCTGACTGCTGACTTTACGGTGCAGCAGTTGATGTATGAAGACCCGGGGAAGTTGGCAGAAGCGGTGATGGTTTTCCGTCCAAATGGAGGGGCCAATATCCGTAATGATCTCGGATCTGAGTATCACGTTATCGTGGATGTCATTGGTGCAAAAGATAAGCGAAAAGCTGCTGTGGATGCTGTGCAGCGTATCGTTGACTACGTCCAGGCTAACCCCATCACCGATAGCTGTGTCGGCCATATCGAAAATATGGGGGGCATCCCGCCACCGGTATTAACCGAAGAGGGAAGGATAGTTTTCCGACTTCAATTCGCTTGCCTCTACGGGGAGTAAGCACAATCAGCAGGCTGCCGTTGGGCGGCCTTTTTTTATTTACAGAGAGGATTTCCCCATGGCAGCAAATTGCCCTACGGACAATACAAAACTTTTCGGCAGAGCCATTGTACTCGAAGTGGCTGATGGTTGCGCCGATGCAGTTCCAGCGGAATCTGAGTGGAAAGCTCTGGCCGCCGGAACCAGTAAAGGCTTCGACTTCTCGCCGAACAGCGTGACCAGCGACGCAGATGATACCAAAGGTTATGTGGAAAACATCGTCACTAACGCAGATTTCACTATTTCATTTGAAGGTGAAGTGCGCCGTAATGACAAGCTTGATCAGTACGGTGTAGGCCGCCTGATCAAATATTTCAACACCGAAATTCAGGCGGCTCGCCAGCCAACACTATGGGTACGCATGGAATTCGGCCCGATCACCTTCATCGGCTATATGCTTATTAACGCATTAAGTTCTGATGGCGGTACCAACGACATCATCACTTTCTCCACCGAGTTCAAGGTGGCGGCAGCAGATACCATCCAGGTCATAGACACCGACAACGAAGTGCCTGTAACCGGCGTTGTACTGACGCCAGCTACCACATCAGTTGTTGTTGGCGCTACGCGTCAACTGTCGGCGACCGTATCACCTGCTGATGCTACCGATAAAACTGGTGTTTGGGCATCTTCCGACACATCGAAGTTCACCATTAGCACCAGCGGCCTGATTACAGGCGTCGCTGCAGGCACTGGTAACGCAACCTTCACCACTACGGACGGCGGGAAGGTCGGAACTACCGCTGTGACCGTTACCGCTTCGTAATTGCCATTTCAGGGGCTTCCACCTGGTGGCCCCGAAAATGATTGTTACCGGATTTAGCTATGATCCCCATGAAAGAGATTGGCGAATTCCTTATTGCTGCTGGCGAAAAGGAATACTTTTTCCGTCCATCGTTTATCAATATGACTCGAATAGGCGAGCCAAAAGATATCGTTACTGCTTTCTATGACCTTCATCATGATGAAGTATCAGATCTTATAAGGTCGGCCATCAATGCCTATGGATTGGTGCCTGAGTGGCTCATTCAGCATATAAGAACAACCAGTTATGGGAAAAAAGCAATAATGGCTGCAATGACGGTGCTTTCATCCTGTTGCGACACAGACGTCACCCCGTTGATTGGTGAGCTACGCATAGCCAAAACCAAAGGAAAGCCATTCAAACTCCGGCGTGGGGTAATGGATGAGTTTGATATGGTTGTGATTGCGCAAGCGCTAATAACGCACGGCATTATTGGGAAAGCCAGGATAAGAAAGCTACAGCGCCATGAGAATACCAGCACGACATCTGAATTTAATGCATTCGAGTATATCAGCGCAGCCAGAAATCATTTTGGTATGAGTCGGGATGAGGCGGAACAGCTTACCATGACTGAGTTTCAGCATTTAATTGCCGCCAAATACCCGGACCAGAAAGGATTTACCAGGGAAGAATATGACTCAATAACTGAGGATTATTTAGCCAAAAAAGCAAGGCGGATGTCCATGGCTCAGCAGGCGGCGTGAGCTATTCATTACAGTAACCTCGCTCCGGCGGGGTTTTTTATTGCCCGGAGAATAGATTATGGCTGGTACTGTCAGCGCTGGAACGATTGTTTATGAAGTTGACATGGATACCGCTGGGATCCTTCAGGGGCGTCGGGATATTGATGCCGCGTTGAATGGGCTAAACGGTAGCATGGGGCGTCTCGAGGCTGGCTTAAACCGCACTGAGCGATCTCTGTCTTCGATAGAAGGCACTATGTCCAGCTTAACTGGCGTCGCTAAAGCGCTCATTGCCGCTCTTTCTGTCCAGCAGGTTGGCGCATATGCTCAGGCATGGCAGGACCTCAGCAATAAACTGGCAAATGCCGTCAGGGATTCCGTACCGCCGTTCGAGACCCTGGCTGATGTTACTGAGCGTGTTTTCGACATTTCGCAAAAGACTCGTTCAGGTCTTGATGCCACCGCCACGTTATATGCACGACTGGAACGCTCAACGAGGAGCTACGGCGTAAGTGTAGAGGACATCACACGACTGACTACCATTATTAACCAGGGTTTCGTGGTGTCAGGGTCAACCGCTGAGGAGGCGAGCAACGCAATCATTCAGCTTGCTCAGGGTCTGGCGTCCGGAGCTTTAAGAGGTGATGAATTCAACTCGGTGAATGAGCAGGGTAACCGGCTCATGATTGCGCTTGCTGACTCCATGAATGTCAGTATTGGGGCGCTCAGAAACATGGCTGCAGAGGGCAAGTTAACGACTGAGGTGATCGTTAACGGGTTGCTCTCTCAGGGCGATAAAATTGGACAGGAATTCGCTAAAACAACAGCCACGATCAGCCAGTCTCTTGAAATTGCCAACAACAACATCACGAAATTCTTTGGTGAGAATGCCACTGTAAAAACTGGCGTCAAAATATTCAGTGACTCAGTCATATCCCTGAGTGAAAACCTTGACGTTCTCAGCACTACGCTCACGATTGTAGCTGGCGTAATGGGCGCGCGATATGTCGGTGCGCTGACTATGGCCACCTCAGCGAAAATTGCTGATATCGCAGCATCCCGTCAGCAGGTTGTGGCCGACAATCAGACGGCGCAGGCTGCTCTGGTAGCCGCTAATTCTGTTCAGCGCAAAGCTCTGGCTGATAAGGAGGCTGCACTTTCGTCACTCGCCTTAGCACAGGCTGAATATAACGTGGCAAAAGGTAGCGCTGCAGAGATGCTGGCAATGGATGCTCTTGTGGCCGCGAAAACCCGGGCTACTACCGCATCTCTTGCCCTTGCTGAGGCTGAAACTGCCCAGGCTGCGGCATCTGCCCGCGCAGCGACGGCTGCCCGCGCTGCGGCCATTGGTATCGGAATGGCTCGTGGAGCACTTGCTCTTATAGGTGGTCCAGCGGGGGCGGCTATGCTTGCTGCCGGAGCGATCTTCTATTTCTGGCAGAAAGCTCAGCAGGCAAAAGAGGAAGCTATCGCCTTCGCCGATGGCCTGGATAAGCTCAACGCCGCCATGAATGCAATGTCGAACACGCAGCTGCGTGGGGCTATTGCAGATGCCAATAATTCTATTCGAGCTCAGAAAGAGGCTGTTGCGGATCTGCAAAGTGAAGTTGACTCGCTGAGAGACAGATACCAGAACTTTACCCCGGCTGCCCAGAAGGTTGCTGAATCTATGGGGCAAGGTACAGACTTCGCCCGTCAACAGGCGGAAGTTTCTGATGAACTGGCTCGTAAGACGCGAGACCTTGAGGCCGCTAAAGATAAATTATCCCGAACAGAAGAAACCGCATCAGAGGCGACTCGCACGCTAACGAACAACATGCTCACGGCGATGGGGGTTCATGATCAACTCATAGAAAAATCCTGGTCTCTTGAGCAAGTTCAGGGTGCGGTAGCGAAAGCCTTTGGGGAGACGGCTGATGAAATAAACCGAGCCAATCAGGCCGGAAAAAGCTTCGACCACAAAGCGCTGCAGATATCTCCCGCGACCAAGGAGGGCGATAAAGTTATCGCTACTCTGGAAGAGCAGAATGAATTACTTAAAATTCAGGACGAGAGAGAGCGGGCGATAGCCAAAGCCAGGATGCAGGCTGCCAAGGTCACTGACAATCAGAATCAAATCTCTGCAGCTGGCAGGCTGGCTGCTGAAAATTATGATTTAGAGAAGTCAGAAGAAGCCAGAAAAAAATCTCAACAAGAGAGTGAGCGGCAGGGGAAGAAATCAGCGTCTTCTGCTGAATCTGTTGCTCAGAAGCTGGCGAATCTGAAGCAGCAGTCAGAATTGGCAGCTGATTCAACGGAGGAGCTAAGCAGAGAGCAGGCCATATTACGTGCTCAGCAGTCACTGGGTAATTCTGCAACCCAGGAGCAAATTAAAAAGGCCGGTGAATATGCAGCAAAAGCATGGGATGCATCAGCGGCAGCCAAAGGGGTTACGGAAGCACTTAAGGCAATGCCTTTGCAGGCGGAGAATAAATCCTACGCCGAATCCATGCAAAATCTGAAGGCCGCACTGAACGCTGGGAAAATAGATCTCAAGGAGTATAACGCTGCCACGGAGAAAATGGCGCTCGAGCACCAGAATAACCTCGCCAAGATTAACGCCCAGGCCGCAGTCAATCCGGTAGCTTCTGCCCGAGCAGAAGTTGACCCGGTACAGCAACTGGTGAATGAAAATAACCAGAAGTTAGCCCTGCTGCAGCAATATCAGCAGCAGGAACAGGCGATACTCCAGCAAAGTTACCAAAAAGGGAAAATAAATTACGATCAGTTCGTTGCTGCAAAGGCAGCTACCGATGCCCAGTACCTTGCCTTAAAGACTGCGCAGGAAAACCAGTTCAATGAGCAGATGACAGCCGCTCAGTGGCAATTGCTCAGTCAACAAGGCCTTGGTTATGAAATGCTGACAAGCGCGGTGGATGCGTTTTCAGGTAATGCATCCAATGCGTTAACCGGGCTGATCACCGGAACGATGTCAGCGCAGGATGCTATGCGTTCGCTCGGGAATACGATGCTGAACAGCGTGGTAAATGCGCTAGTCCAGGTTGGAGTTGAGGCCCTCAAAAACTTCATTATAGGGCAGACATTGGGCGCAGCGGCTACTGCTGCTGGAGCATCTCAGGCTGCAATCTTGGCTACAGCTTGGGCTCCTGCCGCCGCCATGGCGAGTCTCGCTTCATTTGGGGCAAACTCAGTCCCTGCCATGACAGGAATTGCTTCAACGGTAGGCCTGGCACAGGGCCTTGCTTTAACCGGTATGCGTTACAATGGCGGCCCGGTGAATGCAGGAGGTCTTTATCAGGTCGGTGAGCGAGGGAAGCCGGAGATTTACCAGGCCAGCACCGGTAAGCAGTACATGATTCCCGGTGATAACGGCAGGGTGATCAGCAATAAGGATATGCAAGGCGGGAGTGGTGTAATAATCAACAATATCGTGCAGAATTACACCTCTGCTACCGTTGATTCTCAGGGAACTGTGAACTCAGATGGTAGCATTACCCTCACTACAATTATCGCGGATTTGAATAATGGTGGCCCGATAAGTCAGGGGTTAACCAATAACTTTAATCTCAAGCGTACACCGCATGGACAAGGATAATCAGGAGTAATTGTGTATGGAAAAAATCGAAGCTGTAAGGTTGGATGTTGGCAAGACTGTAGACATCAGGTTTAACAAAGCCGTTGAGATTGTTATCAAAACTACAGGTGGCACCGTAATAAAGGGCGTGATACCCGCAAACGAACGCTTCGTTGTCACCAATGGGGGTGATATCGAAAGTTTCGATGTGAATATCTATGACACCAAATCCGGGCCACAAAAAATTGATTAATACCCGCTTCGGCGGGTTTTTTAATGCCTGGAGCTTAGATGCCAATTATCGACTATCCCGACTGGCTACCGCTGGCGCAGAAGGCCAGCAAAAACATGACGCTCGATACCGGGTTCCAGACCGATCAGCCAGCGGTCGGCCCGGCTATCTTCCAGAACCTTACTGACGACCTGAAAGCAACCTGGTCACTGACGTGGATCTTCACTCTGGCGCAGGAGCGCGCTTTCCAGCAGTGGCTACGCAGCCCGAACTATCTCAACCGGGGCCTGAACTGGTTCCGGATGAATATCAATCTTGGCGGCAGTGGTCTCCAGTTGCAAGAGCTTCACTTCACGCAGATGCCGGTGCAAACCAGTATCGACGGCGGGGTGGTGACATGGACAGGAACCGTTATTGCCAACCATCTGTACAACGCTGACGACGAGTTTGACGACGTAATTGTTGAGCTGCCGCCGCCGTGGCCTTCAGTGCTTGATATCGTGGTGACTGGCTATCCGGACGGACGCGACCCAGAAAGTCTTCCGAGGGTTCCCTGATGCCTTCATATCGTGAATATAATCAGAAGCGCCCGATTAGCGGCTGTTACAACACCATCACGTTCTATCACCCCTCCTTTGGTTACGTCCGCCTCGTCGACAAACAGTTCTTCCCGAAGACGCTTGGCGGCCAGACGTACACGCCTGCGCGGTTTGAAATCGAAGAGAGCCAGCAGAGCGGAACTCCGGTAATCGACGCAACGGTGAAGCTTGGGCGACTGTCTTCAGATATCAAAACGCTGATGAAGAAGTGGAGTGGTGTTTCCAGGCTGTCGCCTATCACGGCAACTCGTCAGGTTTTCGATAGAGTTGATACCTCTACGCCAATGAAGAATTGGACATTATTTGTAAAAACTGTCGATGTTGTTTCAGATAACGCATCAGTTACTTTATCAATGACAAACCCGCTAAATAACAACATTGGCCAACCATATGATCCAGTCGAATACACGGGGCTTCAGTACCTCTGATTTTATCAGCAGGATGATCGGCGTGCCGTGGTCTAACCGCGCCTGCTCATTCGAAAAGACTGATTGCTGGGGGCTGGTTGTGCTGTATTACCGACATGTGCTCGACATTGAGCTGCACCAGACACCGGGTTACGAAGCCGGGGAAGATTTCTTCACCTGCTATCAGGGAGACGTCGTTTTCTGGCGCAAGGTCGATAAACCGGTCGAGGGCGGAATATTCGTCGGGTACCGCGGCACGCAACCGGCACACGTTGGCCTGGTACTGAACCGGAAGGCGCTGCACTCGCGTGGAGAGAACGGAAGCGTGCGCATGGACTCGTTGCTGGTCATTCAGCGGGCATTCACCAAAGTGGAGTACTTTTCGTATGGCGCTGGTTGAGATATCGAATTTTCCAGGAACGCCTAAGCTGCGTTGTAGGGTGCCAAACGGCACCCTTTTTTATGACTGGCTGGCGGCCAATGACGCTACTTTCCACCGTGACCTGCTGATTGTCCGCAATGGCGTAAAGCTGGGCGACGATGACGAACTGGCGTTTGAGCTGAGTGAGCTGGACCACATCCAGATATTCGACCAGCCAAAGGGCATTGTCGGCGACATCCTGAGCCCGATATTCAAAGTGGTTGGCCAGGTCTTTTCGTTCCTGGCGCCGAAACCGGCTATCGCGAACAGCGGCGGCAATACAGTCGACTCACCCAACAATAGCCTGACCGGTCAGACAAATATCGCGCGAGTTTACAAGGCCAAGCCGGACATCTACGGTCAGATCCGTTCGTACCCTGACCTGATTCAGGAATCTGTATTCGAATACGTTCACCAGACGTCTACGGACGGCGGCCTGAAGTACGTAACCGAGTGGATGTGCATCGGGATCGGCAAATACGATTACGAGTCTGTTCGCTACTCAGAATCGAGCCTTGGCTCTTTGGCCGGTGCTGAATTTCAGTTCTTCCAGCCTGGTGAGGTCATCCCGCAGATCGTCGAAGGCTACGGATTCGATGACGTCGACGGGCAGGAGGTGCCTGGGCAGAACGAAGCCAGTGACTTCCCGATCGAAACAGCGACTGCAAACACTGTAGTCAGCGGCACGTATTCCGGCGGCCAGATAGCGATGAAAATCGTTAAGCAGGCTGAGTTCGACTATTTCATGGGGCTGGTTCTGCCGCACGCTGTGACTTTCACCATCAACGTGACGTACAGCACGGCCTCCGGCACCGTGACTACCGATGCTACATTCTCCGGCACGCTGATATCCGCCGTTGAAACAAACGACGGTGCAGTGGTTAACCCGGTGCGCTGGTACACGTTTACGATGAACCAGCTCGAAGGACCGCAGGACATCCCGGCGAATGCCACGATCAACACCACGAAATTCATCCTCAACGATAACGAGGCGCTTGTGGTTGGGCCGTTCTTTTCCCCGGTCGAGTCAACGCAGCTGTGGCTTCATACCCAGTCCAGCCTAGGCGGGAAGAAAGAGACCAACTGGAAGGTTGTCATCTGGAAAATCGACGACGACTACAACCAGGTGCCGGGTACGCAGCAGACGTTTACGTACCGGCAGACGACACCGCACCAGTCAACGAGCGAGGTGTTTTATCGCACCGACAAGATCACTCCGACTGGCGGGTTCGGGAAATACGCGGTCAACTTCCAGCGCACGGATAACTCCGGCGACGCGTCACTGCTCAAGGTAGAAGAGATCCACAGCATCAACATCAGGACAAACGTCGTTCACCCGACCGACACGCTGGTGCGCGTAAAAGTCCGGGCGACCGAGAATGCCCTGGGGAGCCGTGAGCGCAAATACAACGCGCTGGTGACGCGCCACACCATCACATACGACCTCGACACGCAAACGGTGGATTACACGCTGCGGCCGTCGCGCTCGTTCGCTGATGCGGTGGCGCATACCTGGTTGATTATGGGGGAACAGCCGGTAAGCAGCATTGACCTGTACGGGCTGTACTCGATAGCCGAAAGCCTGCCGGATGAGCGCCTGGGTTACTTCGACTATACGTTCGACGACGAGAACGACTCACTGGGAGACCGCGTACAGGCGATCTGCAATGCGGCGTCGGTTGTGGCGTACTGGGATGACGGCGTGCTGACGTTTACCCGTGATCAGAAAGTTGACTACCCGGCGGCCGTATTCAACCGGGCCAACATGAAGACGGACGAGTACAAAATGACGTACGAGGCCACTCTTCCTGGCGGCTACGACGGCGTACAGGTGTCCTACGTCCACCCTACCACGAACAATAAGACGTACATCAACTACCGCGTTCTGAACGGCGCCATAGTCGAGCAGGAAGCGGAAAACCCGAACAAGCTGGAGATAGTCGGCTTCCGTAACGAGTACCAGGCCCGTGAGCGCGCATTACGCGAAACCAAACGCCTGATCTACTCGCGCGTGAAGATGAACGCCAAAGTGTTCGAAGACGGCATTATCCAGGTCGGAAGCGTTATTCAGATGCCGGACATCTACGACAGCAATCAGCAGCAGGGTTACATAACCGGCCGCGCCGGGAATAACTTTGATACAAGCGAGCCGATCACGTTTACCGGCTCGATGTATGTGCTGGTGACAGACAGCCTTGGTAACCCGACGCTGCGCTATCCGGCGACGGCCCGTAGCGACACGAAGTACGGATTCACCGCGGCTATCCCCAACATTCAGCTCAATATCTGGAACGGAGACACTGTGCAGCTCCCGTCGCGCTATCTCATCGCGACAGTGGAGGAGCTGGACAGTCAGCTATGGACGGTCAACAGCATCAAACCTAACTCAGATAACACGGTATCTCTGACCGTCGCTGAATACAGCGACGCTATCTACCAATAAGAACCGTCCCCGACCAACCGACCCGGTCATCGTGCCGGGTTTTTTAATGGAATCAATATGGCTACGCAACCAACTCAAGACGCAGTACCAAGTGAATCTCCTCGCGACCTTAAATTCAACGCAGGGAAAATTGACGAGTTCGTCACATCGATGGGGTGGACCTATACCGATCGCTTTGGTCAGAAGCACTACACCATTGAGGGCATCAACTATCTTTCCCAGCAGGCAATGGCCGCCTACGGTTACGTAATTCTTACAGGGAAAACTTTCACCACCGGCGCGACAATCAACAACCCGAATGAGGTGCTGCTGAACACCGCCGACGGCGAATATTACAAATGGACTGGTTCGTTTGCTTCCGGCCCGAAAGTTGTTCCGGCCAACTCAACCCCAGCCAGCACTGGTGGTATTGCGCCTGGGGCGTGGATTGGGGTAGGGGATGCGTCATTGCGGGCTGCGCTTGCAGCGGTGAGTGGCGCTGGTCTGGTCGGGGTCTCGGTTGGCTCTGTCTATCCTGCTGGTACAGTCGGCTCTGCCATTCAATACCGCACTCCTCAGATGTATGGTATTGAACCAAGCACCACAAACATCATTGGCTCCGGTCTGGATGCTATGTTTGCCGCGGGCGGGGATATTCGTTTCGAGAAGCCGGGTACATATCTAACGGATCGTGCATGGATATTGCGCTCAGGTACTCGGCTTTGGATTGGTCCTGGGGTGACCATTCGCGCGGCCAGCACCTACAACGGCAACCTGCTCCGTAACTATGCGTACGAGACCGACGGTGGAGCCGGGACCGCCGATGATATCATTGAAATATGGGGTGCTGGCACTCTCGACTATGACGGGCTTGAGAAGCCATTCAGCGGACTTAACGCTATGGGGGCTATCTTCAAAAACGTAACGACGCTTCGCATCGGCGGAGGGCTCATGTTCCGTAACTCCCGTAAATACTGCTGGCTAATTTGTAAAGTTCAGAACCTGCACGCAGATGGCCTGCGCTTCAACACGATCTCCGATGGCATTCACCTTCAGCCGCCGATAGAAAACGCATGGATTAAGAATCTTAGCGGAGTAACCGGTGATGACTTCTGCGCCCTGACAGATGGTGATTACCCAAATTACGACATTGCTGAACCTGGAGACTTCGCCAACATCAATATAGAGGGTATCTACGTTCGCAACGTTAATAACGACGAAGGCACTCGTGCGACATCACTTGTGGCACTCGGCACCGCTGGTATGAACACTTTCCGCAGCATAAGTGTGTCTAAGCTCTACGGCCAATCCGGCAACTGCGTACTGTATGCTAAGGGTGATGCACAGAGCCGTGGGCGCATGAAAATAGAACGCCTCGCTATAAGCGATGTGTTTGCTACGCCAGGACCGGGTGCTCAGGCAATCGTAATCGACGGCCTCCACGGGCCGCAGCCAGCGGGCGTTACTTATGCCGTTGAAATTGACACCCTGAGCATTACAAACATAATGTCTCAGTCTGCCGCTAATCAGCCTCTTATTATGGTTACCGGTGACACTAACGCTCAGACCATCGTGCACTCGATGACTATAGACGGAACCCCGAGAACGGCGTACAGCATAGTTAACCTCGGGGCAAATGCATCGCAGGTGACAGTGGGAAAACTGAATATTTCCAACTGCAACACTCTGTTTATTAAAGACCCTAACTCGGCGATAGTAAACACCCGTGGTTACATCGGTAGCCTGGTTATCAGTAACAGCAACTACCATTTCGACGACAGCACCTACGGTTACGCATATCGGGGCGTTGGGGTGGATGGACGTATTGACTCTATATTTATGTCTAACTGCCGTCAGGACGATGGGGTCAACGTAGTTTCAGTACAGCGACAGACGCAACAGGTGGCCGTGCACATTAGCAACACAGAAATGTTCGGCGTGCAGACTGGTGTTAACTTTATTAACGTATCCAGTGCGCGACTGTTCGTTGATAACTGCTGGTACCGTGGCGACTCCGGCTACACATTCATCGCGTCCAACGGCAGCAGCGTTATCCTTCGCGGTTCCGTAGAAACGGACGGGAATAACGCCGCCACCACGTCTAACGGGGGTACCATTACACTGGCGCGTGGCATGCAGGGGATTTCATGTGACGTATCTAAGATTACGTCTATGGATGGCGCAGGGTGCCACAACACAAACGGCAGTTTGTCATGCGGCTCGGGCCAGGTTGTGGTGCAAACTAAAGTATGGAAAAACCTTTTCTCAAGTGCAACTTACACTAGCAGTATTTGATAAAATCATGCGTGTGAACTGAAATTAATAAATAGGTTTCATTGAGTTAATATCTTTTGAAATAATATGCAAGCCCACTCAGGTGGGCTCCTCTGCAATACTTGCTATCACCCTCGCATCACCACACCCAAATTACCCCAGAGGTAATATCTCTCGGCAGGCCTATCTTTGACTACCGGCAGGCGATTTAATCACGTCTGCGGGTGCTCCTTAACAGTCAGGTTTATCTTTTTCATCATGCCGACTTAGAGAGTGGCGGTCTGTGTTTATCTCAACTTGCATGCCTGTGATTCGTCTTATTGCTGGAAGATTGATAGGCACTGATACAGCAGGATACGGGTGCAAAGGGGCGCGGGTGGTAGTCCATTCATCGGTTTTAGTGGTGGTGTGTCGGCCGTGAATACTGTTGCGAAAAGTGGAACTGGATATGGATCTGGTGGCGCGGGAGGCTATGCTGCACAAGTCGTTATTGGAAACGTAGCGCCAGGTGGCGGTGGTACAAGCGGGATTGTAATTGTCGAGGAATACGTATAATGAGCATCTACGCTGTAATCAAAGATGGCATCGTTGTTAACACTGTGGTGTGGGATGGGGTGGGCGATCTCTTTGATGCTTTTAAGACAAAGAATATAGATGGCCTAAATGCAGGTATTGGCTGGACATATGACGGAAAAGAGTTCGCTGCACCAGTTGAGCCACCATTACCAGAGCCAACCTACGATGAGCTAGTTAAGCAGGCTGAAATCGAAAAGAGTGGTTTGATTAGCCAGGCGAACGACTACATAGATAGCAAACAGTGGCCTTCAAAGTTGGCGCTGGGTCGCCTGAAAGATGACGAAAAAGCCTCATTTAATGAGTGGCTTGATTATCTTGATGCGCTCGAATCGGTAGACCCATCAAAAGCACCAGAAATAATCTGACCTAAAATATAAAGTAAGACATCAAGGGTAATTTACGCCCTTGATGTCTTCATGAACGTGTTAGCAGCTTAAACTATCCTAAGATCTTCATTTATTACAAACACGCCCACCGAGATAAATTAGTAAGTTTTTATCATTCTCGAATATGGAGTATTGAGGCATGGAGTAAATAAGGTTCATCTCACCATTGCAAGCCATTTTCTCTAAGTCATAGGAAATCTGCCTGTTCTTACCAGAGAATCTTATGTTCCTAATTCCATTGTTGATTAATGACTGACTTAATGTCATGTCATAGTAGTTGTTCTTTATGTGATCTAGTATTGGGAACGCTCTGTTTGAAGTTTTTGACGCCTCTGAATAGTCTGTTGCGCCGAATATATATGTATTTTTCTCCGATTTTAAAGATGATAGCTTTTCGCTTAAGGAAAATAATACATATGAATCGTAGCGCTGCTGATGATAAAGTGAAGATGCTGTGGCATAAATTACCGAAGTTGATGAGAATATCAGCGCGATAGATAAATATACTGCAATACGATTAAAGAAATCACTAAATATGGCGGGGATAGCAAGAGCCAGGAAAATTATAAACGCTATTGGAAACAAAACTCTCGTTGGATAGTACCCATTGCTAAGAATCAGGTTGACACCAGCAGAACAAATTAATATTACAACAGGAGCGAGCGCCATTAGGGAAAGGTTTAAAAATCTTGATTTCCCCGCGCCATCCTTAACTACTGCAATGATATGTTTTGCGTATACAATGATAAAAGCTAGCGTTGCTACCGCTATTAATATAGCAGCGACATGGCCATAAGATTGCAACGCTGTTGAAATAGAGGTATGGATTCCTGTGTAAATGTTACTTGCTAACCCAGTATTTAAGTCAGCCCTCTTTTCTGTGGACTTAATGGTGTTAATTACAACTACGAAATAATATAAAACGCAAGACGCTACGGTAAGGCCCGCAGATTTTATAATGTACTCTATATTTTTATTGTTGTCTTTTTTAGATTGAATAAATGTAGTTATTACCAATATAGGGAATATTGCAATTGCTGGCTGGTAAAAAGAAAGACATGCAACAAGGGATGCCAGCGCATAAATAGCCCTATTTTTGTTTAGTAAGTCCCATGCTAGAACAGGTAACAGCATGGACAATATCATTGATAATGAGTCAAACCTGAACAACATATTACCAAGCAATAGTGGATTTACTGCTACAGTTATGCATATTAGTGCATTCCCGATGGTGATTTTATGGAAAGTATTTTTAAGTAAAAGCACTGTTAAATATGATAGCGCAACAATGCTCAATAATTGAGGTAAAGGCGTAATGTCGGCAAGGCGGTCAGAACTGGTGCTCAAGAACATAGCAAGCCATTCAGTTAATGGTCTGCCTAATTCCATCCACCCAAAGTAGCCTTTGATTGACCTGGTGATATCATCAACCAGATAGAGCCTGTCATTGATCAGTGGGTAGTATCCGATCGATATTATTACAAGCGAGAATATCCATGCATTGAATAATGATAATTCTTTTTTGTGAAAGCTAACCATTTATTTTTTCCTTCAAAATATAACGAGGTCTATTTTTAACCTCAATATAAATCCTGCCGATGTACTCACCGAGAACTCCAATACCGATCAATTGCACACCGCCGAGGAATAAAATTGATACCAATATAGAAGGATAGCCTCTAACTGGGTTCCCGAATGCCATGGTGTCAATAATCATCCAAGCGCCGTACATAAAGGCCATTCCCGCAACGAGCAAACCGATATACGTCCACATGCGCAGTGGAAAAGTTGAGAAACTGGTGATGCCCTCTAATGCAAGATTCCACAGCTTCCATCCATTGAACTTAGAATCCCCGGCAACTCGCTCTGCGCGAGCATACTCAACAACATCAGTGCGGCCACCAACCCAGCTCAAGACGCCTTTCATGAAAAGGTTGCGTTCTGGCATTAGCTTGATGTTTTCAACCACATCCCGGGACATCAGGCGGAAGTCGCCAACGTTTTCCTCGATCTGCGGATTGCTGATTTTGTTGTGCAGCTTATAGAACCACTCTGCGGTCTTGCGTTTGAGTCGTCCATCCGTAGAGCGGTCTGTTCTCTTAGCAAGAACCATATCCGCGCCGGCCTGCCATTTCCCGATGAGATGAGGAATGACTTCAATCGGGTCCTGCAGATCAACGTCAATCGGGATAACTGCTTCACCTGTAGCGTGGTCAAGACCGGCGAACAGCGCAGGCTCTTTACCGAAATTGCGGGTGAAGGAAAGAGGAACGACAAGCGGATCGGCCACAGCAAGCGCGTTTATGATTGATTCTGTTGCATCTTTACTGCCGTCATTAATAAAGACAATCTCGACTTCATGCTGTCTTAGCTCTTCAAATTCCCGCACAGTTTTATAGAAGATTGGAATCGCTTCCTCTTCATTAAACACCGGAACGACCAGAGAAATTTTCATTTCGCATCCCTAAAGACAATGAACTTTGAATAGATGAAACCGGCCACAAGACTAAAGCCGGAAAAGACGATGAGAGTAATAATAGCCGGAGCACCGGTAACGTCAGCGATATATCCAGTTATTCCAGCCATTGAGCCCATGAAGGCGACGAACGCAAAATAACGCACAGAAGTAGCCTGGGATTTGAAGGTCCATTTTGCGTTTACGAAAAAACTGAATGTTACAGCGATACAGAAGGCTATGATGTTCGCTACGGTCTGTGTAGCGCCAAAGAAATGGATTAGCCCTCCGAAACATAGCCAGTGCAACGCCGTATTCACCACACCAACTGAAACATACTTGCCAAAAATGCGAAGCACAAGCCTTTAACCCTTAAAATATTCTTTGATTTTCATTGCCAATTTCTTCAAATGATGCATGTCTGAGAATAACCATATGAATAGCATCACCACCTCAGCAATTTGAAGCGAGAAGTTATCTGCGCTGTAACCAGTAACAAGACCGCAAAGCGAGATTAAGGCAGCAAAACGTACAAGAAAATCAACCATTTTATAAACATTTCTGAGTTTTCGGATTAACGGCAAGCATAGTATCACTGTAAAAGTGATTGATCGATACCGCCGATCGATACTACTGTATGTATATACAGTAACTATCGGAGATGTATCATGGGATTCCCGAGCCCTGCTGCTGATTACGTTGAAAGTCGTCTGTCACTTGATGAAGCGCTTATCCAGAAACCAGCCGCTACGTACTACATGCGGGCGGGTGAGACTATCTACCGCTGCGGTATCATGAAGGATGCGCTGCTTGTGATTGATTCGTCGCTTAAGCCGTGTGACGGCTCGCTGCTTATCTGTGACTGCAACGGTGAGTTTAAAGTAAAGAGATATCGCACATATCCGCAGCCGCATCTTGAGAATGTGGCGAACGGGAGAAAGGAGAGGCTGCCTAGTAACGACGAGGGTATCAGCGGGGCGCTACCAATATTTGGAGTCATCACGTACATCATCAACGATGCGCGGACAGGTGAGTTTGATGATTGCCCGGTGATGTGA